AATGTTGTTGTATTTAACAATGATGATGTTGATTTAGAATTAGTAAAAATATCAATCATTGCTTATTCTGAATATTATAGTGGTGGAGAAGTTGTACAAATTGCTATAAACGAAAGAAACCTTGAAGATTCAGATCATTCAAATGATGTTCTTGAAAATCTTCCATATAGCAATAGTATAACTATTCCAGAATTAAGAGCTCATACTGGTGTAGAATTAATTATGAAACTTTCTGATATACCTAAACAAGAATTTTATTCAGTAACTAATAAATACAGATTTAAATTATTAATAGAATAAAAGGAGTCTGTCCAATGGGTGTAAGGCTTGTAAAATATCCAATAGAATCTGCATCAAATTTTACTACTGACCATAACTTATTAGAAAATAGAAATGTTGCAGACCAACACCCAATTTCTGCTATTACCGATCTTGAAGAAACTCTAGAAAAAATTAATAAAGATATTGCTGAATTACCAAATCAATTTAATGATACTGAAACAATTCATTTTGAACATGACCTTGAAAATCGTACTTTAACAAGTAATGTCAAAGTAAGTGAATTTATTGATGTTGTTGGAGAAGATGAAGAACATCAAATTCAAAGACCTAACTCACTTATTATTAAAGAAGATGGACTTTATGCTCCAGAATATAGTCAAGATTTACAAATATTAGATGAAACAATAAAAAATTTACCTACTAATTTTATTGATTCAAGAACAATAGATTTTGAAGTAAATCATACTAATGTTACTGGAGAAATTAAAATAATCAATTCTACTGAAAACGCACTTGAGATACGTAGGAATGGATTATTTGTAGATAAATATTTTGATCTTGATATAGAAGATACTAATACTGTACATTTTTACTTTGAGGGTAGAGCAGAAACCCTTGAAGAAATGTTTAATAACGGTAAAGTATTTTCACATCGTAGTGATTCATGGGAAAATATTCAAAATGCAACAGAAGCAAATGCATGGTATTTTGACTCAGATTTAGATTCTTTTGTACAACCAATAAATACGGATACTTTTACTGGTTTTGTATCTACTATTAAATATAGAACCTATGTTCATCGTGTAACATGTCGTTCTACAGATTCAGATAATGATGCAAATGGTCTTGTTATTGCTTATGCAAAAGACGAACAAGGTAAACCTCATACATTATCAGTTTTAGTAAATAGAAATGCTGAAAACCACGTAGGCGTGTGGACATACGCTCTTGTTTATGACATGGCTTTACCAGACCAGCAAATATTATTTACTAGAGGAAATACTGGTATGGGAGATGCAACATTACCAGCTATTGGTAGCGGATGGAGTGGTAATAATTTTATTACTGTAGAAGCTGAAAAACAAGGAACAATCGTAAGTTGTGCAGTATCAAATTGGAATAGTACAACAATAAATTTAGCTACAACAATATCAATAGATTTAACAGAATATTCCTGGGGGTATTTATTCGTAGGTAAAGTTCAATATGGATATTGTAATAAATCTCAAGCATATTCATATTTTACTGATATCTATTTCAAAGGGAAAGGTGCATTAAAAGCAGAAGTTAAATTAGCTAATGACGAAGAAAACAGAATAGAAAAACGTGTTGACGGATTATTCTGTACTGGTGGTTCTGGTGGTTCTGGTGGTTCTGGAGCAAGTAGTATACTAGAAATAGAACAACCAAATCATCAGTTAAAAGTCGGTGATCCTGTATATTGTGATACAGATGGGTTATATAAAAAGTCATATGCTGAAGATAGTATCAAGATAGAAACAATCGGTCTTGTCACAGAAGTAGTCGATGAAGATAATTTTGTAATTACGATATCTGGTCAATTTATGACCAATCAATTCGATACTTATCCAGACGGCACAGTATTATATTTATCAGATACGCAACCTGGTACGTTAACAAATGAACCAGTGAGAATATATAAACCTATTGCCATTAAAATACAAGACAGTATTATAATAAATATACAAAGAGCGAATTACTATAAAGATATGAACTCTGGCGGTGGAACTACACCTCCTACACCAACTGACTTAGAATATTATGATTACGACGAAATGGTAGAAATTATAGATGAAATATGGAGCGATGAAGAATGAATACAAACTCTTCTATTATAAAAATAGATACTAACTTTGCGCTTCATACTTTTCTAACAGCTGTTAGTGAAAATGGAGTACACGGGCTTAGGATAAGTAACCAGAAATTGCAATATAAACAGGGTGATACATGGAAAAATGTACTCTCTGATGATATTGTAATTTCTCCTAATGCAAATAATGCTCTTAAAAAACTGCCCAATGGATATTTCGTACAATCGTTTTTAATCTCAAGTGACTCTAATAATGCTCTTGTCAAGAAATACGATGGCTATTATGTTCAAAAAGAACTTAATGTTGCACATATTTCTGATATCAATACTATAAACAACCGTATAGATACTGAAGTCTATAACATTAACGAGAATATAAATATCATCTCTGATAAGTTATTAGAATTAAGTTGTGATCTTACTAAAGTAAGGGAATTCACATATGAAGATAATACTAACCAGATGGCTCTTGCGGCAGATACCTCTTTATTGATAAGCCCAATTGACTATGTTATACTTAACGTTAGGATTTTAGTAGAAAATAAGTCTAATAATAATACGGCTGAATTTATGACATCAGAGCATGACATAACAACCATGACTGTATCTCTTGATAAATTAGAAATACAACAGTACGATCTTGGTAATGCTACTTCTTTGAAAGTATATGCTAATGGAAACGTAAAACTATACATGAGAATAACCTATATCTAATACGAGGTTTATTTATGGAAATACTTAAGAAAATAGAGAGATCAAGTGATGGATATACGCCTAAGATAATAGAAACTCCTAAATTTCTAATTATCAATGGTCAACTATATGATAAGACCAATCTTAATCCATTAAAATTTGAATCAGTAGATTTAACTGATTTAAGTTTTTCATCATGGGGTCCTATTCTTAGAAGATGTATAAATACTTGCTATGATTATGCCCAAAGATATTTTCAACTGCAAGTTAAAAACTTACATTATCATTTTGTTGAAGATAGTTCTTATCCTAATAGATTCTATCTTATGACACAAAAGAATACTTGTGGTGCTTGGTTTAGAGAATATGAAGAATGCAAAGACGAAGAAACTGGCAAGTATTATTACAAACTCTTATATAATACGTCCGTAGGAGAATCTGTTGCTGTATGTAATGGACATTTTCATTGCGGCGATTATGAAATAATGTATCAAAATGATGATTATATTATTGGTAAATATAACTATCCTAATATAAACGATATGTATGAATGGAAAGATTGGGGTAGTAACAATAATATATTATTTAGATACAATAAAGAAACCTTTGGAATGACAACAATTCATGAAGCACATAGACTAGAAGATGCATCATATAACTACTATTATCTTAAACATATGATGCATTATGATTATGTGTATATACAATATCTTCTCAAGCATTATATTATACGTTATGATTCAATTAGTGGTGCTGTTACTACTATATATGATAACGCAGAAACTGGTGTACAAATAAGCGGTAATCCTGTTCAAATAGATGACTGGTATTATTATTATGTTGATGAATATAAAAGAACCGGTCATTACGGATATCAATTATGCAGAGTAAGATTTGAAGAAAGTACCGCTGAATATGAATATATATCAATAGAAGATAATAAACAAATGGATATTGATCCTAGTAATATCGCTATGGCGAATGTAACGCATCCCCTTTCTCATGAATCTAAAACTATTATTTTAAATAATGGTTATAAATATATCGTTACAGTCGCAAGAAGCCAGCCAAATGGAAATTGGTATCCTACTCAACATAAACTTGTAGTACTTAAACTTGAAGAAGATAAAGCTATTGTCAAACAAGTAGTTAATTTTTCAGGTGATCCTTGTAAAGGAGTATTATCTTACTACGAAGAAGAAGGTCATGCTGATATATTATTAACTCTTCATAGAGATAGTATTAAATTCTGGAAATTTGATTATGAACAAGAAAAATATATAGTTACTTATGAAAAAGCTGGACATTTCTATTGGTATGGAATGGACGAACAATATAGAATATATATGCAATATGCCGATTATGGATTAGAAATGATAGATAAAGCAGAAACTGCTACATTAAAAGCGTATTTCAAAGAAAAAGTAATAGCCGAAAATCAGAATACTGCAACATTATGTTACTGGTCTAAAGATTATTTTAATGAATATACATCGGAAAAAGTAGTTATAAGACTTTCTGAAGGTCTTGAATTCCAAGATGGTACTACTCAGAAAGATTTTATGACTTCTACTGGTGGGCCATTAGAAGTAACGGTAAATATAACAGCAACGACAAATATAAAAGCGGAAGCTGAAATCACTGTATCTGCTTTATAAACGGGAGGAAATTATGAAAATCTTTAATCCACGTTATACGCTTATCGATGGTTTAAGACCAAAAGTAATGGAAGTAGGTAACGGTTTTTTACTCAATACCCAATATTATTTAAAAAATAATCTTTCTCCAGTACCATTTGAATTCACCAGTGTATATGGATCTCCATATCACTTAAACTTAAAGAAAAGCTTATATTGCGATACATATTCATGGAACAGAAAGAACATAGAAAATACTATTGTTCAAGATGAATTCGTATCTGGAAAATACTATGTCTTTACACATTCTGGATATATATCAGCAGAAAGAAGGTTGCACTTAAACGTTGTTCTTGAAAAAGATTCAACGTGTACCCTTATGAAAGACATTATTAACTACGGTGATCATCAGTTCTTATCTTATGTAGATCAAACTGAACAGTATTTATATTTCATAACACAATCTAATAAGACATGGTATCTTATGAGATATGACAAAGTGGCACATACAAATACTACTTGCTTCAGTTTAGGATATACATATTCACAGCCTGCACCATTATTAGTATATAAAGATGCTGCTTTCTTCTTTTTCGTATCATATAGCGATAATAATATTGCTATTACACGATATGACATCACTAACAATACTCAAATAACAACAACAACATATCGTGGTCAGATGACTACAACTGGTAACTACAATTGTAGTCAGTTACTTTCTCCCGTACAAATCGGTCCTAACGAATATGGCGCTTATGTATATAACCTCGGTGAACCAGAGCAACCATTGGGTATTTATTCTGTAGATGTAACCGCTAACTTTAATACTACGTTCGCTACTGCTTGTAAATATACTCCTTGTACTATTACATGGAATCTTGACAAAACAAGGATTGATTACAATACGGCAACTCATAGTGTTTCGACTTATTATAGAAATATTGTTAGACAAGTCGGAAATAAAAAGTATATGCACATGTTCGTGCATAATCATAACTTTGAAAATACTAATTATATTCCGTATCAGGGTATTTATACATTTGAAATGGAAGATAACGAAAACTTAACGTTCTTAAATTACGATAACATCGATTCTACCAGACAGATCAATGGTTATCTTCTTGATGATAGTATGAATACTTTGATCATAGCGTTTAAACGTGGTTTCCAGATATATAAATTCAGTACTCAACAGGAAAAATATGTATATACTGGTGTGGAACTTGCTTCTATCTATGATGTAGGCTTAGATGAAACAGGAAGATTATGGTATCTTAAACTAGACGGTTCTGTACATCTTGCTAACTTAAGTGATGCTCAAGAAGTTGATATTAAGTTCGAAAGAAACTATTATGAATATACTGGTAGTGATATTGCTACACATATTACATTCAGTGCCAAGACATATCTTGGTGTCGAAGCTACTGGCGTATTTGAACTTGTAGTTGAGGGGCCTGCTTACTTTACAGATACAAGAAGAAGAGATATTAATATCACTTATACACAAGAAGTAGATGTTCCTTTAACAATAACTGGTGCTGCACCTATAACAATCTATCCAAAGTATGTCAATGAATCATGAGAGTATCGTACAAAACTTATAGCGTTCCTCACGGACCATATAAATCATATACATCTGCTACCTTTTCTAAAGATGAACTTAATGACGCTCATATTATTCTATTTAGAAGAGGTGGCAGAGTTTCTGGTGACATTATATTCAAGCCATATATATTCGAACCAGAAGCAGAACCTCAGATTAAACAATTTCAAATATCAAGGGTAGATTACTATAAAAAAAATTTATTAGAAGATAATTCTATTGTTATATTAAGAGAACATGATCCATCTATATATAACATAAATTTTCCTGTTAAAATACAAGATTTATGTAGAGATGAAACAAACTATTATATAGATATCAAACGTACTAATCGCAGTAATAATGCCTTTAAAGACGAAGGTATTAAGGCTACTATTAACAGAACTATAATACCAGAATTTTATCAGACATTTCGGTATTATAAGTTTACTGGAACAAAAGATTTAAGACGAAATCATTATTCGTTTTATAGTAAATCTTTTAGAATAACTAATATAAGAAACATTATCAGATACAATAACTGGCCTTATACTTGCGTAAAATGTGATGTAATACCAAGTACTGAATATATTGCTAAAGTTAATATACAAAGCAATAATAAAGCATTCGTACAATATAGAAAATTTCCTGCTGCTATTAAACAAAATGTGTTCAGTACACATGTATATGATCCGAAATACTGGTCTGACGAAATCAAATTCAAATCAGTAAGTATAACCGTGGATTCAAAAGTAGATGTTGTAATAGATCAAACAGTAGGAGATGTGTCGTTAGTATTTCAAAAGAACGAGTTCTTTGAAATTGAATTATCTAACGTTGAAAATGCTTCTAATTTGCCAAATGGCGTAACCTATGCTTCTAACAAGATTAAAGGCTCTATTACTAATTCTGGTGAATATAACATAGTTGTAGTTTATAATAGTGGTAAGACACAAGTACTAAATATTATCATACCATTTTACAGGAGGATACAATGATTAAATTTCACATACCAGGAATTAAAAGACATCACGATCTTAACATGACTTTAATTACGACGTTAGAAGAACATCCAGAATACTTCTATGACGATATTACTATCAGTGGTGTATATGGATGTTTTACTCCTTCTCTGTTTAATGGTGGAAGGAATATTAATGCTATGACTTCTGATGAACAAGAACGTAAAGACCTTATTGAATTATATAACGGTCTTGACATAGGCATCATATATACGTTTACAAATACTTCTCTTGAGCCATTTGACTTTGGAGACTATTACTGTAACGAAGATATTAGAAATATCATAAATAGACTTGATATTAACAAAATAATCGTTGCTGATGAAAACTTAAAACAATACATACATAATCATTATGCTGAATACGATATCAAGTTCATAGCATCTATTACGTCTGAATTTAATAGTAATATTACCGAACTTAAAGTAAAAGAAAATGAATATGATCTATTAGTTCTTGGCTATAACTTTAATAATACTGCTCAGATGCTTAAGATTAAAAACAAAGAAAAATACGAGATATTATTAAATCCTCAATGTGTTCCTAAATGTCCATACGAAGCCGAGCATTACAAGAACATATCTGATATCAATGCTAATAAAAAGAGCATGACAGAAGCATTTGAATGTCCTTATAAAGCAAATGACTCTGTTGATATAAACGAGTTATTAAAGTCTAAGAAAGTAATCACTGTCGAAGACTTATATAGCAAATATGTTCCCGCTGGCTTTAATGTGTTTAAAATTAACGGTAGAACTGCTCATGATTATTATTTATCAAAGTATTATTTATATTACTTAGTAAAACCAGAGTTTCAAGATACTGTTAGAGAAATCTTATCAGAAACATTTGAACCTATTGATGAAGATTATGAAGAAGAAAATAAATGAGTAAAGTTGCAAGTAAACAAAATATAAAAGAGGCTATTTATGAAAATAACTTAAGATTCAAACAATGGATCTTAAGTTTATTTTCTAATAGGAATTATTTAGCTAAAATAGGTGAACAAAATGGTGCAATGACCTATAATAACGTACCTCTTGGCGCATCTGGTACTTTATATGCTGATTGTTTTACTGAAGCAGAAGAACAAGATAAAGTTATTTTACTTAATAATTTTACATTAATATCTGGTGTTACTGTTATTGTAAAATTTGTTAATGGCAATAGTACTACAAGAGCTAGACTGAAAATAAATGATGAAGATGCAAAAGATATTATTTATAGAGATTCTAATACTATTACTGATTTGTTATTAGAAAAAGGTTCGTATCTTTTAAGATATAATGGTGCAGCTTTTGTTCTAATAGGTAATTTAGGTTCTGCAAGTGATTCTGGTTCTTCTGGAGGATATACAGAAGAACAAATGAAACAACTTGTAAAACAAGCCATACAAGAAATGATTGAAACAGGAGAAATCAATCCAGGCTCTGGTGGCTCTAGTGGAACTGGAACAGATGATACTGAAGTACAATATGGATTCTATACAAAAGACAATAAATTATTTATGACAAAAGATAACAAACCATTTACTACTAAACATGACTAGCATTTATTAAAAATAAAGGAGGAAATCTATATGGCTGATTCTGATAAATATGTTTCTAAATATACTGGAGAACAAATAGAAGCTAAATTAGACAGTGTTGGTATGCATGAAAACAGAATACAAACACTTGAAAACAAAAGTGCTGTTTATGGATTAAGCAGTACATTAGTTGGTTCAAGTACTAGTGCTACTTCTAGATGGTTAAGATTTGATCCACAAAATAAAAAAGGATTAATTATTACAGCTGGAACTTCAATTACTCTTGCTAATGGAGAACAAGCAGTTTATGAAGAAAGTACACCAATTGATTTATCAAGTATGATTACTCAAGAAGGTACTGATTATTTTGTATATATTGATAATGAAAAAAATATTACAGCTTCTGCTACTAAACAATTAGCTTCTGATAAAGTACAAATTGGAAGATTTCATACGCTGTGTGTTTCTGTTGGTGATAATGTTACAATGATAGCACCAGCAAGTTCTCATTCTGATTATGCTGTTAATTATACTTATCTTGTTAAACCATATAGAGCATATGAAGACCCAGACTTTTATGCTTTTTATAATAAAATTATTACAGCTGTAGAAGTTGGTTCTCCATATGATGTTATTACTTGTGAACATCCTTTATCTGGATTTGAAGCTGGAGATATTCTTCCAGAATCAGTATTCTGTTTAAACTGGAATCCAGATTGTTTAATTGAAGATGCGATGGTTTATGACAGAGCAACAGATATTTGTGTAGATATTTATTTACAATCTGGTACTGGAGAAAAAACAACATCTAAATATAATGTTGCACATACTGTTTCAAGACAACCAATAAATCATTTAGCTGATTTCTTACAAGTTGGTAAGAAAATGCTTACAGATGTAGAATTTACTTCTATAGCATTAGGTTCAAACGAATGTACTAGTATTATTAATGCCGCTGATGCAACTACAGTAGGAGGCCATTCTGATACTAATGGACGTAGAATGATATCAGCTATTGGTTGTGAAGAATGTTGTGGTTATTTATGGCAATGGTTAGATGAAATAGGCCCAAATGGAACTACAAATTGGAGAACAACAGATGGTAAAAGATCATTCGGACAAGAATATGGAGAGCCGAACGTTGTCAGCGCTGGGGGTGACTGGGGTAGCGCCTCTTCTTGTGGGTCGCGTTCGCGTGCTTCGGACCTTTCTCGTTCTGATGTGGCTGGCAGCATCGGTTCTCGTGGTTCGAGCCGAATCAACAAAAAATAAAAATTATACTTGACATAATTTATAAATTTACTATAATACATTTTGATACAGGATGTGAGTTTGTCAACGCTGGAGGTAACTGGAATAACACCTCTTCTTGTAGGTCACGTTCACGTAATTCGAACAATTCTCGTTCTAATGTGAATGACAACAACGGTTCTCGTAGTTCGATATGAGCATAGCATACGCTAAACCTCTATGCTCGCTATGTTCAGCTGATTCTGTATCAATGGTTTAAAGCAACCAAAATACGAAAAGAGGTAAAAGAGGTTCTGGTAACTAGAAATAGTGAACGTTCCTCTTTTTAATTTGTGAAAACATATAAACATCTTTGTGAAAAATTTACATCAAAAGAAAATTTTGAACTTGCAGAAAAACACGCACTAAAAGGTAAACGTAAACAAAAACAAGTTATAACGTATTTAAAAGATCAAGAAAATAATTTAGAAACTGTTCGTCAGCTTGTAATAACTGGCGAATTTTGTACTAGTAAATATCGTTCAAAAACTATATATGAACCGAAAGAAAGAGAAATTTATATTCTTCCTTTCATGCCAGATAGAATAGTTCAACATGCAATAGTTAATGTACTCAAGCCAATATTAACTAATCTATTTATCGAAAATACTTTTTCTTGTATAGAAGGAAGAGGGCAATTAACTGCAAGTATTAAATGTTCTGAATATGTTCGTAAATATAAATACTGCCTTAAATGTGATATTCGTAAATTTTATCCATCTATAAATCATAATATTCTTTCTAAAAAACTTCATAGAATAATTAAAGATAAACAATTTATGTCTATAATAGACAACATTATATACTCCTTTCCTGGTGATACTAATTGTCCAATTGGTAATTATTTATCACAATGGTTAGGAAATTTTTATTTGTCATTTTTAGATAATTTTGTATTACATACATTAAAATGTGGAAGTTATGAAAGATATTGTGATGATTTTATGTTGTTTTCCAATGACAAGAAATATCTTAATTATTGTAAAACTCAAATAGAACAATTTTTAAAAAATGAGCTAGAGCTACAATTTTCAAAAGCAAATCTATTTAATACAAAACAGGGTGTTGATTTTTGTGGATATAGACATTTTAAAAAATATGTATTAATGAGAAAATCTACTGTAAAACGTATTAAGAAGCGCTTTAAGAAAATTAGACAAATAAAGGATTATGATAAAGAAAAACTAAGACAACAAATAGCATCAACAAAAGGCTGGCTAAAACATTCAAATTCTTATAATCTTTTACGTTCATTAGAATTAGATGACTTGCTTGCAAGTTAAATAGTTATATTATAAAATAAAAATAGAGCTAACTGTCTTTACTAAAATTTTAGTGAAGACAGTTTTTTAATAAGCAAAACATAAAATATTACTATATATTATATAATAAAAGGAGGTACTTTCATGAAAAAAACCTTTGTTACCTCCGATGGCAAAACTTTAGTAACTAGTGACAATAAGACATTATTATCACAAGAGAAGGAGGTCTCTATAATGGCTAAGTTCCAATTTAAAATCGTTACAGGCGCAACAGAAGCTGCATGTAAATCCACTTATGATTCCTTAGTTGATTCAACAACACATCTTCATGACCCATATACTTTTTATTTATTTGATAAAGGTGGTGTTGGATACTTAGGTGACACTCCATTATTTGGTGGAGATGCTAGTAAATTTAATATGGTTTCTACTAATATGGTAGCTGATGATTTAAAACCAGAAAATTTCTATTTTGTAACAGCAGATTGTACTATTACCGATGGACAGACACCACCAGTAACACATACAGCAAAAGCTGGTTCTATTTGGGTAACAAATAACAATTCTGTTCCACAAGAACTGTCATTAAGTATTTTTACAACTTACATGACAAACTATGTATTAAATAATACTATTCATTCAGATGATGCATCTATTGGTGCTAATTTTACTGGTGACGATACTACTCTTATGACATCTGGCGCTGTATCTGAGTTTGTTAATTCTGTTATTAACAATCAGTCTATTCTTGATATTTCTTTCTTTAAGAAAGTAGAAAGTCATGTTATTACATCAGCTGAAATTACAGCTGGTGAAATTACATGTTTTGTAGACACAGTTAATAGTACATCATTAACAGCTTCTATTACAAATGCAGACCATGAAGGAGATATTGGTCTTGTATTTATGTGCCAGACCGGTGCAGAATATGATGAATCTGAAAATGATGGAGATCAGTGTGTATTCGTTAATCTTCATACATTAATGAATATATATACTGGTTCTACAACAGATACTGCTGAAACCATTGTTACTGATGACCCTACAGACCTTACAGGCCATACAAAGAAGATTTCTGTTAATGTAAACAAATCTTCTAAAACAGCTGCAAACTATGAAGCGATTGTATTAGCTGCAATCGATGCAATTAATCAGCCTAATGCTTCTCCATATGACCCAACAGATACAAATGGAGATAATTTATCTGCAAACAAATTTATTTCTGAAAGCCAACTTGCTGGTATTCTTGTTAGCGTATTAAACAATTTTGTACAAGTTGATTGGGCTGAAACTCCTTCAAATAATAATGGAGATTAATATTTGCAATGTGTTTAACATGAAGGGGTAATATGTGAGTAGTATGGATAATGCTATAACAATGCAAATTGTTTTAACTATTCTTGGCTCTGGAGCATTTTTCTCTTTTCTTCAATTTTTAATTCAAAGAAAAGACTCAAAAGAAGATAAGAATATTAATGAACGATTTGACCAACTAGAGAAAAAAATACAAAGCGGTCTTGAAGAACGTGAAAAAACAGGCGTTGAAAGATTTAATAAATTAGAGAAAAAAATACAAGAAGGTCTTGATGAACGTGAAAAAACAGGCGCTGAAAGATTTAATATTCACGATAGTAATATAAAAAACTTAATAAAAAATCATAACGAAGACTTAAAAAAATTGCTTGATACATTAGAACAATTTAAGTCCAATGATTTAAAAGTAGAACAAGCTTTAAATAAAATTGCTAATAGTCAAAATGAACTATGTAAAGCAGTTGTAGGACTTGCTCATGATAAGTTGGTATTTATGACTGACAAGATCATTGAACGAGGAGCAATTACTATAAAAGAAAAAGCTACTCTTGATAGTATCTATATTCCTTATCAAGCAATGGGTGGAAATTCTCATGCAAAAGCTGGCTATGAGCAATCAATTAAATTACCAGTTATTTCTGATGAAAAAGCAAAAGAACTTGATGAATTAGTAAAAGTTAAAAGAAATCAAAAAGCTATTAAAGATGATGACGAACAAGGTAAAGCTATATGAAACAATATTCAATAAGCGAAACAAAAGTAACAAAAAAGAATAACATTATATCAAATTATAATTTATCTGATATTAAGTCCGTATTTTTTAATGGCAATTTACTTACAGAAAACGAAGACTACTTTGTTGAAAACGGCAAAGTAGTCTTTGCTATTGATATACCAGATAATTCAGAAGTATTATTAAATTATGTTACTGATACAAATAAATCATTAATTAATTTAGGTAAAACTAATACTAATTCGATTTTAACTAGATTTGATTCAAATATTAGATTAAATGAAAATAATAAATATCATATTGGTATTGCAATAGATAAAGATGTTTATGAATGGACATTTAATTCTAAAAGAAATCCTATGTTTACAAGTTCTAAAAAGATATATGAAGACATAGGAGAATTTATAGATGGTTTTACTGAAGAATACATTAACAGTAAAATATATGATAATAGTCTTGCTGTCATTGATTTAATTGATTCTCTTGCTGCTTTAGAAACTCCAATTGAAAATGTAACGTATGAACAAGATGAAGATGGAATTTATACAACTACTTATAAAGCTGTTAATAACTGGGTAAGATATAAAACAGATATTGATTTAACACTTGCTCGTTACTTTGGAATATCTTATAAATACGGTAGTGAATTAAAAAATATTGGTGATATTAAAATTGAAAAAACCACAAAATTGCCTTATATAGATAATTTATTGGATTTACTTAAAAAAAGATTAGATGAAGCTGATAAAGTTATAAGAGGCACAAATGTAGTTGCTTCTGCAATTAAGGCTGGAACTAATTATAAGTATGATGATGATTGGGGCAGAGATACTACGTGGTAAATTTTATAATAGGTTTATAATATGTATATTTTTTCTGATAAAATAGGAACCGAATTTAGAAACGTAAATATTGATTTGCGACATGAAACCCAGATTCTTACAGAAGAATTTGGGATTAATGTGCTTTATATCAGAAATAATAAATTTGTTAAATGTAAATGTTTTGACGATCTAAATAAAACAGGAAAAACTAATTGTCCATATTGTCATGGCTCTGGATATTTTAATTCTATTCAAATGATACCAGCAATAGAATCTAGTAATTCACCTTATTCTTCTACAAATAATATTAATAAACTTCCAATAGGTGTTACTGACCAAAAGAACGAAATTTATTATCTTAAATATCAATATACTCCAAAAGAAAGAGATTTTATTATTAAAGTTACATGGGACAAAGAACAAAATCCTGTTGATGTTGTTAAAGTATTAGAATTAATCAATATTTGGGATACTCGTGGTGACAATGGAAGAACAGAATTCTTTGCTTGTTTAACTAATAATCGTACTGATTTAATAGATACTTTTTCAAAGACTATAAAAACATTACCTCGTAAAGCTATAAAGGAATTACTGAAGGGAGGTAAATATATATGGCCATCGGATCTTCATTAAATTCTCAAATTCGCTCTTTAATACAAGATATTATGAGCGATAAACTTCATGGCAAAAAATTATATCTTATTGGTTCAGCTGAATATGGACCAACAAACGAACCTATAAAAATAAAATCTACTATTGGATTATATAATAAATTTGGTAAAACAGGCACGTTAATAGATGCATTTCATGCAGTTAAATATACAACAAAAGACAATGAAGTATATTTAGTAAAAACTACTGGAGAACATGCCATTGCTTATTTAAATGTAAATATTATAGACGAAGAAATCATTAGTAATGCTTTTATATTGATGGCTTCTGAGTCTAATGAAATATATAATGATGTAAAAATAGAAATTGATATAGATTCATTAACAATTGTATTCCCAGACGATTTAAATGTTCCTCAACATAGATTAACATATGACTTTAATAAATATTACACTATAGAATTACTTGCAAATGCCATTAATAAAGATACTAAAAATAAACGTAGCTATATTAATGCAAATTACATGGTTGACCCAAGTACAAAAACAAAAGATGCATTTTATGTATGTAATCCAGATATAGTATGTTTATATGGTGGTCAATGTGGGCTTGGATATACAAAGAATTTATTATATACTTGTCTTGATCGTACTTACAATATATTAGAATCTCTTCCGATAGATATTGTTATACCAGTTGATGCATTTCTTGATGATTTATACCCAGATGATTCTGATGCTCAAGAGTGGCAATATAACATGAAATACTATCAGTCTACTAAAGATTATCTTACCCCAGATACTTTTGGAAACCCAAGATCGTTCATGAATCAGCTAATTGAATTTTGCATTAAGCAACTGAACTTTGGATGTGTAACAACAGGAATCTTAGGTTTTAATTCAGTAAAATCTTATACAACAGATTATCTATATGAATCAGATGAAGTTGCTGTTATGTATAAAAGATGTCTTGAATATAATAGACATATGTGTATTAATCCAGCATATAGCTTTTTAGTGTCATGTGTTGCTGGAGATATAGGATATAATCATAACACAATTATAGATAATGGGTATTTAGCTTATGGAGCTTTTAATGCTTCTATTCAATTAAATGTTGGAAACACTAATATACCAATATCTAATAATATTAGATTATATAATGAATTTTCAGAAGAAGTATTAACTGACCTTGCAAATAATGGAATAGTTACTTTTAGGCATAGTCCTTTATATAACACAGTTGTTGTGTATGATGGAATTACTGCAACAACACGAAAAGAATCTCAATTTGTATTATATTGTAATGTTCGAATGATACAAATGTGTATATCTTTTCTTAACCGTTTATTTCAATTTTATATTGGTTTAAATCTTAGAGAATTAATAGAAAAAAGTATTATTAATAATAATATTGAAAATATATTAAGTGTTCTTGTTTCAAAGAATGTCATTACAAACTATCATTTTACTTTAGAACCTAATTACCAAGAAGGAACACTGATAGTTAATTTAGACATGATTACAAATTTTATGACTAAATCTGTAAAAATTAATTCGATTATTAATATAGAACCTGAAGAATAAAACGGAGATTACTTATGCATAAATTAACTAATGAAGAAATATATAATAATTATTTTAAAGACTTAAATGACACAGAAAATGCATCTCAAGCAATTATTTCTGGCAATCAAAAAGTATTTAAAAATTCTGATGCTGCTCGTGTTCATGTTACTGAAAGTGCAATTGGTACTGATCATGAAGTAAGTTATTATAATAAGGCAGATGGTAATATTTCTAATGTAGAAGATTTAGCTAGAATATTAAAAGAATTATGTAACGCTGCATGGGGTGATGATTGGGGAGAACTTTCATTAGATATAAAAACTGGAGAAAATAGTGCTAATATTGTTCTTCCACAAATTCTTATTGATATTAACACTAGAGATATTACAGAAGGATTCCCATTAAAACCTATGCTTATGGATGTACAAATAGAAAAAGATTCAACTGGAAAAGAAACTGGAGAATCTTATCTAATGTATAGGCAATGGTTTGATGCAAATATAGAATTTGATATCTTTGCTAGAAATAATAAAGAATGTAGAGAACTATTACAACGCTTTGAACAGCTTATAATGGTATATTCTGGATATTTAAAACGTAAAGGATTAGCAGAAATTTTCTTTTTACGTGAAATTTCTCCAAAAAGTTCTTTGAATTTTAGCGAAAACACTCCTATGCGCTGTATATTATATTATGTAAGGTTTGAAAGTGTAACACCAGTTAAGGTAAGCACTATCAATACAATTAATGCTAAAATCGGTGCTAATCAAGTCACTTCTACAGAAGTTAAAACGTTGCTAGAATCAAAAGAAAAAAGAGATGTGATTGAATTAGATTTTTTTGATGGAGACAACGGAATAACTTACAAATAATCTCATAAAGGAGGAAAAACGATGGCTGTAACAAATTTATACTCTAATCTCCCTGGACATCTTGTAGAGTTCAAGGATGGTGGATTACAGTTGACATCTAGAGCAACAGATACAGCTTCTACCAAGAGTTTATTAATTCTTGGTACAGCTACAGATGGTCCTATCTATGAACCTGTGAAAATAGATGCGACAACTGTATCTCAAGTATTTGGTAAGGAAGTTAACAGCGATGGATATCCTAATGGTACTACTCTTACTAAATATGCTAAACAAGCATTTAAGAACGGATTTGATGATGTTCGTTGCATGAGAATTTCTGGATCACAAGCTTATACTACTATTTATGGTGACGAGCAAATTGATGAAGAACAAGTTACTGATAGCGTAGTACCAGCTGAAGGCGAAGATAATGGACATATTCTTGGTAATCCAGAATTCCAGTATGACTTTACTAATCCGCCAGCTAATGATGATGGAACAATCCCAGACAAAATTCTTGTTTCAAAAGCATACATTGATGGTATTGATAATACAATTACTATTAATGGTGTTGATGTTGGTCTTGGCACTCTTAGTGACAAAGCTGAATGGCTTGCATATAGAGGATTTAAGATTAAAGAAAACTCTTATACAATGGTAAATGATATCAGTGTTCATTGTGAAGGCTTTGAATTCCAAGGTTCTCAAAACGATGATGCTGATGGTATTGTTTCTCATGCTTCTGATACTGCACAAGTTGTAGAAGATACAGGTAATAATACTTTTAGTGTTGCATTTACTCTTAGTGTAGAGAGTCCTACAAACTTTGTTGCACAAGACAAGAATATTTGCTCACTACTTCCAGATATCGATGCATCATTTAATGCAGAAGGTTTTAAACTTTCAAATGCTGCTGGTGCTATTGATCCAGCTGATTATACTGGCGTATTATCTTCTGATGGTACAACTTATACTGTAACATTTACTAATGCTCCAGCTAGTATTGCTGATGGTGATGAATTTACTTTAACTTATTATCCATATCAGATGGTAACTGTAACAAGAACATTCCATGATTCATTCAATTCAGATGTTCCTCAATCTTCTTTAGATATCTCAGCATTAGATACTAAAGATAGAGCAGTATTAAAGCTTGTTACTGTTACAGATTTATTAACATCAACTTCAACATCTTTTGTAGTAGACAACGATCCAAATAGTGATTTCAATACAACATTTGAAGTTAATGGCTCAAGCCTTATTGTTAAAGACTCTTCTAATTTTGCAGTTGGTAGCGTAATTAAGGCTACATATACATATATGAAGCCTATATTATCTGACCTTGAGTTAAAAATTAAATCTCAATGGGGTGGTTCTTTATACAAGGACGCAACTGTTGAAGTTAAGAAAGTTCTTGATGCAACAGATAACAAAACATATACAGAAGTAATATTTACAAGACCTACAGCTAAAATTGCAAAGAGCTATTCATATTCTTCTAAATATTATCCAACTGTAGATGATCTTATCCTTGCAATGAAGAACGATTCGAACAACCTTAATATGTTCGAAATCGAAATTGTTCATGGTGAAGGAACAGATTCTCTTGACCAGCTTTCAGTTACTCCAGTTACTGCTCTTTCAGAAGGCGGAGAAGATGGTATTAAACTTACAAATAATCAGTTATTCATCGCATTATCTGGTGAAAGATATACAATTGATGATGTAGGTCAACCTATTTCAGCTTACTCTGATGCTGTAGTTACAGAAGATATGATTGGATATCTTAAGACTCAGGGTGCATATCAGATTCTTGAAAACTACAATGTTGACTATATTTATCCAGCTGGTGTATATGCAGATGCTGTTCAAACGGTAAATCCTCATTCTGATTTCCAGAGAGAATTAGCACTTGTTTGTGCTGTATTAACATACAGAACAAAGATGACACATGGATTTATTGATGTTAAACCTAATAGTAATACTACAATGGTTGGCATTGATGCTTATGTAGCTAAACTTGTTAATACTCATACAAATATTTACTACATGACTGATCAGAATGGTGATGTTATCTATGATACTAATAACAAACCAATGGATATTGGTTGGTATACATCTGTTGTTGTTGGTCCAGAAGTAGTTATGAATTCTGATACTCTTGGAACATACTATGGCTCACCAGCAATAGCTTACGCAGCACTTAATGCTCAGTTACAGCCACAATCTTCTCCTCTTAACAAGGCTCTTAGAAATGTTAGTGGAATTAAATTTAAGTTCTCTAACAAACAAATGAATGCTATTGTTGGTAGCAGAATGGTTTGCTTCAAACTGAAGAACGAGGGTGCAACATCAACAGCTTCTTCTATTCCTTATGTAGTAGATGGAGTAACAGCTGGCGCACCTGGATGTGATTATTCAGATATTGCTATCGTTAAGATAGTAACTGATGTAGTAGATAATGTAAGACAAGTAGCTGATCCATTTATTGGTGAGCAAAATACTGTTGAACAGCGTAATGCTCTTTCAGCTTTAATCTCTAAGAGATTAGCAAAACTTGTTGAACTTGGTGAGATTCAAAGCTATGAATTCGAAGTAAGTGCTACAATTCAGCAACAATTACTTGGCGAAGCAAGTATTGCTCTTACTATCATCCCAGCAATGACCTTAAAGAGAATTACTACTGTAGTAGCTCTTAGAGCAGCTGAGTAATATAATCACAAATTATCCCGTCTAAGCGGTTAATTAATTAACCGCTTAGACATACATAAAATAATTCAAGGAGGAAAAGATATGGCAAGTCCAACCATTAGCACATTAACTAGCTTTTCTGGTGCAGACCTTGTTGCTACCTTTGCTAATAAAGCCATTGGTGAGTTACAGCAGATTTCTTGGGCTGTACAAAGAGATAAAGCTCCTGTATTTACATGTGGTTCAGCAGACGCTCGTTCTTTCTCAAGAGGAAAAAGAGGTATTGCAGGGTCTATGGTATTTGCAGTATTTGATCATGATTCCTTAGTAGAAGCTTTACAGACAGTATGGCAAGACATCGCTCCATCAGCTATGTTTACAGCTGCTGCAAACAATGTATTATCTCGTTCAGAAGATTTTACAAATGCTATGGATATGATTAAATGGAATCAGACAGTAACATATACAGCTAACGGCATTTCAGATAATAACAATCCTATCTATGAACAAAATGCTGTTTCTACAAACGATAGAGCTGGATATGGATTCTCATTCTCTAATACAACTACATCACAAGGAACTGGACGTTCTGGTGCATATAGCAACAATATTAAAGCACAAACAGCACCTGGTTCAAATAACAAGCCTACAATTGATTCGAATGGTTTCGTTGATCCACATCCAGAGTCTTGGGATAACGATGCTGCTGATACAATCAATGTTCCAGCTGGTTTTGCTCCTATTCGTGGACAAAACGTAATTTATGCTGATACATTACCACCATTTGATATTACTCTTACATTTGGTTCTGAATATGGTCATACAGCTTTCCAGAAGATTTATGACGTTGATATTCTTAACGAGAGTTCTGGCGCATCAGTTGATACTGTAATCATGAGCAGACAGCTTACATGGATTGCTCGTAGATTAAGTCCATTAATTCGTGGCGTTTATACTCGTGAGAGCAATGGTACTATCATTGGTAAACTTGTAAATGACGTTACAAGTGATACCAACATGAGTGGTGTTTAAAGTAAAAATCTAATTTTTTCATACCTCTCATAAATATATTGAGCCCTACATGTGTTGTACTTCACATGTAGGGCTCGCCTTATTTTCTTGTATTAAATATTATCCTTTGTTATAATTTTAAAAGAAAGGAGAGAAAGATAACATGGAAAAAGGTACTTCTGTTTCTAAGTTTTATCAATCTTTCTCTGGTACAGATACCATTGCCTTTTTAATGTTTCCAGGACTTAAACCAATAGTTATTGGTTCTTTAACAACAATAAGCTACTCAATGTATAGAAACAAAGTACCAGTAATAAATATAGGTCGTACTAATATTAACGGTATTACCAGAGGCTCAAGAATATATGCTGGCACTATGGTTTTTACTCTTATTAATAAACATTGGTTAAGAGAATTACAAGATTCAGCTCCTTATTTAAGTAACTATCCTACTTTAAAAGTAGATGAATTACCATTATTTGATATTATGATCGTGTCTTCAAATGAATATGGTAGTTCTTGTAGTATGTTCATTTATGGAATAGATTTTACAGATGAAGCTCAAACTCTTTCCATAGAAGATTTATTTACTGAGAATGTATTTAAGTTTGTAGCTAGAGAAATTTCTGTTTTTGATAAAAACGTTATAACTGCATCTAAAACAGATAAAACTTTATATACAACAAGCACTGGTGTTTTAAATAACTTTTATGTTGATGAACAAGCTAGACAAAGTGATGCTTATAATGATAATCAAGAAATAAAACCTTTAAATAGAGTTTTATATTTAATTACTAATAATAGACCAATGATGGGTAGCGATATTGCTGGTGTCCAACAACTTCTAAACATTGCTCTAAATAGAGAAATGCCTATTACTTATAAATTTGATAGAATTACAGACCAAGCTGTTCGTGATTTTCAATCTACTCAAGGATTAATTGTAGATGGTATTGTTGATAATGGAGTATATACTAAATTATTACAATACACAAAATTTGGTACTGATAGTCAATTTGTACAAGTAATTAATAAATCTGGAGCTTTAGTTTATCATTCTCCAGACCGCAATTCTTCTATTACACAAACATTAGCATATTTGGCTTCTGTTGAAGTATTTAGTAAAGTCAATAATGATTTAGAAACCTTTTATCAAACAAAAGATGGATATGTTGCATTAAATGACGTTTATCATTATTTAGATAATAATAAAGATTCATATACATTTGAATTATTAAAATATGGTGATACTGGTGCTCAAGTAACTATATTACAAAATGCATTATCAACATTATATGAAAATTTTAAAGATTATGAAAATGGTACTTTTGATTCAAAAACAGAAAGTTACATTAAAAGATTTCAACAAGAAAATGACCTTGTAGAAACTGGAATGTGTGACAATTACACTTGGGAAATATTAGAGTCTCAAACTAATACATCATATAGACACTATATTTTAAATCATACTGATATACAAACAACGAAAGAACCTGGATTATATACATTAAGCAATCTTGATATTTTAACTGAATTTGAAAATACAATTACAGTTAATAATCCTCAGCAAGTAAAATACTCAATATTATCTGTTTATAAAAATGGTAACACTAAAACGGACTCTAAAGTTATTACTATAACAAATTCACAAACACATTCTGTTTCTGAATTTATTAATATGTTTAAAGATGATCCTCAAAATCTTACTCCAATAGATGTTTATTACATTATATATCCTTATGGAAGTATACCTTATAAATGGCATTTTCAATTCAAAGGATGATAAATTATGGCAAAAGAACCTTCATTTAATTATTCATATACTCCTACAGTAGATCATCGTGAAGCTAATCTATATAGAGAAGAATATTATTCTAGTACAGATACAAAAATCTATATGGATGATGAAGAACAAACAGAAATAGGATTTATTCAATATGAAATACAAGAACAATTAAAACCAGTATATGGATATAATTCAAGAACATTTGATGATGTTGTTATTGGAAACCGTATAGTCACAGGAACATTTACAGTTCCAATAAAAAATAAAGCACCTCAAGAATTCTTTAAAGATACAGAAACGTCTTCTAATAACGAATTAAGTGCTGGAATTAATGAATATAATACCGAAGAAGAAAACAATTTATATAATACTGAATGGTTTGGTTCTACTGTAAGAAATATAGAAAATTATGAAAATCAAAACATAGATGCAGAAGTATTAGTGAAACTTACAGCTCTAGGTTATGACGTTGATGCAAACGCAACTACTCAACAATATCAAAAAGCATTAAAACAATTTCAAAAAGATAATAATATTAGCGCTACTTTTTTAAATTCTATTACATTAAATACATTAAACGCTAAATTTAACCAATTAAATGCTAAAGAAATAGAACTTGCTGGTATTACTGGCTATAACGATTTAGGTTTAACTCGTGGTGCTAAAACATTATATGGTAATGCATTAATACTTGAAACGATTAAAAAAGAAGATGAAGATATATATTATATAATGGATGATACTGGTAGTAAGTATTATATAAAAGGAATAACGATCAATGGCTAATAAAATTATTGATGAAAATAGCACAATAAAAGACTTAACTGATGGTAAATATTCAGAGTTACGTTACAACTCTACTGGTAACAATTATTCTGGACCATTAGTTCAATCTGTCATTGACTTAATAGCAAAAGCTGGTGGAAATGTTACTAATACAAGAGTAAGTGCTGTTGGTTCAACTTTTAGAGATATAATATTAAATTTTCAAAAGCAAAATAATTTAGATGCTACAGGCATTCTTACAGACGATTTATTAAAATTTATTGTTAATAAAGCTCAAAATACTACAGAAGATGAAGTAACAGAAGACAATAATAGTAATAATAATAATGCATCAATTGAGAGTGCGATTTATGACGCACATTACGACCCATTTTTCTTAAATAACAGTAGTAAAATATATCGCAAAAATCATAAAGATATTATTATATCGTTAGGTGATAATGACCATGTAAAAATAATAAAAGATGTTTTTATGCGTAGTGTTTCTGTTCAAGTAGATACTTCTGGCAATCCTATTTCTGAAGTTTATAATTTTATCGCTAGAGATATTAAAGAATCAGATGCAACTGAAGATAGCGCTAAATATATAGGAGAAGAATCAGCATTGTCTGCATCTTCTGATATTAAATATTCTTTTGATACTTTATTTAAAGATAAATAATACAAAGGAGGTAACGTTTATGCAAAGCAACGATAATAAAACGCCATCACAGTTATCTCGTTTTACGGCGATGTCTAAATTAATTGGTATTTTTATTGCTATTTTTCTTGCAGTAATAATTATATATACGATGTATGAAATGCACATGCAACATGATTTAAGCTCATTACCTCAATTAATTATTTCTATCTTTGGTATTGGTGGTATATATGTAGGATTTTATCTTACAATGGCTAAATGGGAACATATAGAAGCTGAAAAAACAACTCGTCAACAAGATTTATTGAAACTTAAAAAAGAGTTAGGAATATATGATCAAAACATTCAATTAGCTGAAGATATCGAAGAATGCGAACAAGATATCGCAACATTGAATGCAAAAATAGAAGAAATACAATCTCAAGAGTTTACAAGTAATAATTATTAAAGAGGACTAATATGAGTGAATACGATGATTTAATGAAAGCTGCCAAACAAAAATTAGAATTTGAACAAAACGGAACATTATCACAAGAACAACCAACACAAGAAGATATCTATGCTTCAATCAAAGAAGAAGTAAATGATACTGAAAATCAAACACAAAGCATACCAAATATTAACAGAACAATAGATTATAATAACAAACCAGATATAAATCCAGAAAAAAATCAGTATGATAAAGAAGATGACTATTACATAGACCCTAATGATGCTCCAATATTTACTGGAGGACCAGGTATTTCCAAAGTTCAATTATGGAAAAAACAATATGGAGTCTCAAAAATTTATCATACTAAAATACTAGAAAGACATTTCTTATTTAGAACATTAAATCGTGCAGAATATGAGCAAATAGCATCTCTTGCTCTCGATTCTTTAACAAACGAAGAATTGATTTGTAAAACTTGCGTATTATGGCCTTATAACTATGATTATGCCGCAATGGGAAAAGATGATGCTGGATATCCAGGAACTCTTGCACAAATCATAATGGAAAATTCTGGTTTTACTAATGACTATGGAATCGAGGTTTTATAATGATTAGTGACCAAAAATTACAATATTATAAGGAAGAATATAACGGACATAAATTAATTTATGTCCGTTTTTCAAATGAAGATTTTGTTTTTAGAACATTAACCGTTAAAGAATACGAAATGATAATGAGAATGTATTCTGATCAGTTTAAACAAGAAACTGCAATATGTAATATGTCATGTGTATATCCAGAAGATTATGACTTTTCTGAATGTGAATTTGGTGTATTACCTTCTGTTGTTACTGGATATATAAAAAGATTATCTGATTTTGAAAATCCACAAGACATATTTGCAGAGTATGATTTAGCAAAAGCATCTAGCAATCTTTATCAACAATGTATGGATTTAATCAAAGCATTTATAGGTGATTATACATATGAAGAAATGGAAGATTGGACTTGGCAAAAGTTAATGGATATGACAGTAAGAGCAGAAAATATAGCAAAGCTTCAAGGCTATGACTATCATATTACAAAAAATGAAGATGCTAATATACAAACTCCTAGTATTCATAATGAAAATGATGTTAATAATGTTATCAAACAAAAAATAAATCCGTTAATCTTTTTTAAAGAAGAAATACAAAAAGAAGTTAATCTTAATAATAATATTATAGATAATCCATTTATTATAGGTAAATCATGGAATAACAAGGAGCTGTTAGATGGCTTTAGAAAACAAAAAATTAAAACAGAAACATGATCACGATTTATTAAATAAACAAACTGTTAAAGATAAACAAAATACAAATAAAAACAGTACTCTTGAGAACGCAATTATTGCTGGTCTTGTTATAGGTGGCGGTTATGGTTTATACAGGAGTGGTGTTTTACGTACTGTTTTTGGCTCTTTAAAAGAAGCTGGTGCAGCATTTGCAGAAATGTCTTCTAACGAAGGATATCGTCGTTCTAAAGTTATGAAAGACTGGGCTTTAGGTAATACAAAAGAATTTTTGCGTCCAGATCATAGTTTATTTAATTCTAAAAAAGTATCTTCTTTAGGATATGATTTATGGCAAGACTTAAAAGAATCTTTTGCTAGAAAAGAATTATATACTACCAATATAAGAAGAGTTATTAACGATACTGTAACAGATGTTAATATACTTACTCAAATGCTACAAAAAGAAACTAAAGGATATTCACAAGCACAAATTATTAATATTCGTAAAACAATAGAAGAATCTCTTGCTGGTCAAGGTCATTCACAAAATGAGATAGATAAAATCGTTAAAGAACGTATACAAGAACTTCAAAAAACTGGTGAACGATATATTAAAACAAGAAATACTAGTCTTAGAAAATCTGATATTGTTCAAAGCATCTTAACAATGAATAATATTACACAAGATATTTCTAATAATAAGTTAGGTAGTGCTGGTAATAAAGCAAGTGCTAACTTAATGAAAGATTTTGTAGAATCATTATCTTTAAGTGATGAAACAGCTCAAGCACAATTAAAACGAACAAATTATAGAGCTCTTCTTTTAGGAGATATTTTTGAAACTTTTGATAAACAAAAACACGAACTGGTATTTAAAGAAGGCCTTAATGAAAAAATCTTATTTGATAAATACAATCTTAACATTAATGAAACAATAGGGCAAAACGGTAAAACTATTAAAAGTACAATAGAAGAATTTTTATCTGATGCTAGACATAAATATGCTGATGGCAATCGTATTGGTACTCTTGGTAATTTCGATGATGTTTGGAAAAGATTTATCATTGATAAATCAATTAATATAAATGAACAACAGGATAAAATCATAAACTATATGATGGGCAAAGATGCACTATCTTTTTTTTCTGACTCATTAAGAAAAGATTTTGGTCTGCCAGTGCTTGGATTTAACCCAATAGATAGTATGATTAAAGTTACTCCGTTTGATAATATATTTCATCGAAGAGATGTTCCATTTGCATTAATAAATGGTGTTGATGCATATTCTCCATATATTTCTGGTCAAGGTAGTCGTCTTGGCGATGATATAAGTACATCTTTACAAAAAAAGTTTAATAAACCAGATGAAACATTTCATCTGTTATTTTCTCGTGGAAATTTATATGCTTTAGGAACAGAAGGAACCGAAGAGTTTCTTGGTTCTGGATATCATGCATGGGATATTACAAATGCTGATAAAGAATTTAAGTTACCTCATTCTGTGGCTATAATGCGTACGATGGGCGGATATGACTTAAATAGAGATAGTATGAATGAAGCTGTAAGTGATACAGTAAAACAAATTGGTGATAAAGCTAAAAAATATTATTCGCCAAATTTAACAGCAGAAGAATATGAAGCAGTATCTGGTTTTACAATGTCACCAATAGAAAGAATAAGAAATAAATTCGGTAGACATTTTGATATTGGCTTTCAAGAATTTAAAAATGTTCAAGATTTGAAAAGCAGTATGTACTTTGACTATGGAGAAATGTCCAATGTAGATAATTTGTTTGATGACTTATTATACAACGCAACACGATCAAATGCATTTAGAACTAACAATTTCCAATTTAAAGACTATGATACAGCATTGTCTGAAATTAGAGATAAATCATATAATATGGCATTTGGTAAAGGTTTTGATGATTATATTACTAAAAATGGCGTAAAAATTCGTGGTAAAAATATTGTTATTACTAAACAAGGTAAAAATATACAAGACTTATTTCAAGACATTACTGATAAAAATACAGAAAAATTTACAGAAGATATAAAAGAATTCGTTGGACAACTTTTTGCTGGATTTGATGCAGAAGGAAATATGAATAAGTATTTCAATGAAAGTTCTTCAATGTTATATGATGTTTTTAACGCTCTTGATACTGGATTAGCTACTGTAAATTTAGGACTTAGTCTTGATTCTAAACATTCTACTAAAGACTTAGTACAAAATTTATTGCTAAAAAGAGCATTGCCTGTATATATGCTAACACAAGTTCCTGGAATGATAGATTATTTTTCTGAACCAATATTTACTAACAATAAAGAAAAAAAAGAAGGCAAAACAGATACACTTACTAAAACATTAATGCGTGATATTGTTAAACCTATAGATATTGGTATACATGGAATAGGTGATACATTAGGATTTACAAAAATCTTTAAATATCTTCAAGAAATGACTCCAGGTTCTGATAACTTTACTGAATTACCTATTATATATCAACTTGGTTTAGGACAAACAGCAGAAGAAAGAAAAGAATACATAGAAAAAGGTTATGATCCAATACGTAAAAATCGTTATTGGTCTGTTTCAAATACTCCATTTACTGGTGCAAAAATAGACCATTGGAGACCAAATATATATCGTCGTATAGAAGCTGATACTAAATTTAGTGATACAATGTATGGTTCTAGAAAAGAATACTATCAAAACGTATGGTATCCTAATTTAGTTAGTCCATTAGCTCCGATTAGACACTTTATTACTGATCCTCATCATTGGGATAAGAAACATAGAAACGATAGACCTTATCCAGAGACAGCACCTAAAGGTGAGAATATACCATTAATTGGTCCTTTAGTTTCTGGTACTATAGGTCAAATATATCGTAAAAAAATGCACAAAGAGTACTGGAATCCAGACGGTACTTTAAAACCAGTAAATCCACAAGATGAAAAACCTAGTCAATTATTAATGACTGGGCAATCATCCAATTTTGCAGAAGCAAAAGGTGGGTTTATTTCTGATATACAAAAAGCTATAGAAAGAGCATTTGTAGATACAAGTACATTTAATCAAATTAATGCAAGAACACAAGAACAATATCATAAAGCAGCTGGATTAAGACTACAAGATTTGTTCTTAGTTCAACAAATTTTAAATAATTCTACTAATGCTGTTCCTGTAAATAATACATTTTCATCGTTTAAACAAACTCCTTTATACGATAATGCATTACGTTCATATACTGTTGCTTATAATAATGGACAAGCTACACCGGTTCGTACATTACCATATTCTAATCTTGATAACTTTAGACAAACTTTATTTACTAAAGCTAAAGAATATTCTAGTCCATTACAAACATCATCATTACCTTATAGAGATTATGACCGTTATAATACTGCATTAGATGTATACGTTACACCATCTGGTAGTATTTCTATTGTTGATGTTCCAGAAAATCTTAATCTTTATAAAGTAAATGAAGAAATAAAACACTATTCATTAAATAAAATATATGGTACTAATCAACGAGTTGATATTAATGAATACGAAAGAGGATATCAACAACAAGAACCTATAAAAGCAAATAATGATATTTTATGGAATATAGGAGAAGAATTTAACGACATTGGTAATATATATGGTCTTAAAGGATTTTTAATTCAATCAATGTTTACTGGAACTCAAAATGTAGGTTCTGTAAAAGTAGAAAATTCAAGCTATACATATAGCGCTAATCGTTCATTTTGGGATACAAATCTTGGAGGATTAGGAGGAGAGCTTTCTGAAATTGCTAGACGTTTTATACACAAAAAAGATAAGAATACAGAATATCTTAATCCTATTAGAAATACAATGCCTACTTGGATGCCAGGTTCTAATTATTTTATTGATTATTTACATGGAGACCCATATTCTAAAATAATGAATGGTGAAGAAAGACTACCAGGAGATGCTTATGAAAAATTAAATAATATTGATTTTTCATTTAACATTAGTGCAAGTATGCTTGTTAATTCACGTTCAGCTCATGTAAGACACTTTTTACATCAAGATACAAATTTAACATATGAACAAGAAAACAATATAAAAGCATTAAAGAAAGATAAAAGACCACAAGAAATCATAAATGATAAATATGAAATACAAGATTTACATCCAATAGAAGAATTTGTATCTAGAATTTTAGATAATTTTAGAGATAATAAAGTTTTATTAAAAGCAAGAACAAAATTCCATGATGAACAACATGATATTACTGGCGTTGTTGATGCTGTAATAAAAGATTATCATTCAAGTACTGGTAAAACTTTAATTAATATTCGTGGTGTTGATTCTAAAGAATTTGAAACTCTTAAAAAAGGCCATAACGTAAGAAATCAAGATTATTATGAAATGAATTATGATTTATACGCTATGAAGAATACTAAAGGTAGAGGCTATATTTATTATTACAATCAAGATAATCCAGAAGAATTATATAAAGCACGAATAAAATTTAATAAAAAAGATTTACGTTCAAGTATCCAAAATCTTAATGATGCAAAAATGGATATCTATAACGGTATTAAATCTGGTGAAATTTCAAGAGGAGATTTATATTCTCTTGTTGATAAATATAAAATATTAGCTGACACAGCACCATATTCTCAAGAGTTTAAAGATATTTCGTCTCAAATATCACACGCTCATTTAACAGAAAAAGAAAAGAGAGAAGTTAAAGCAGCGCGTGAACGTATGCAAGAACAAAAAGAACCTTTAAGAGTATATGATTATAAATTTAAAACATCTAATTTAAAATCAGAAAAAGTTACTGTTAAAGATATTATTGATAATAATACCATTATCGTTAATGAATATGGTAAAGAACATGCTATTAAATTTGCTGGTATTAATGTTTCTGAATCAAATAGTACATTATATGCTCCTACAGTAAAAGAAAAAAAAGAAAAAAATAAAAAAACTGGTAAGATGCGTACAAAACGTACTGGCAAAACTATGAATGAAGCTGCAAATGATGAATTGAGAAAATATCTTAAACCTGGTCAAAGTATTACTATTCAATATGATGCAGACGAAAGAAACAAATATAATAAAGACTCTACTCAATCAATCAGAGCTATTGTTAATGTTAAAGGAACTAATCTTAACAGACGTATGCTTAAAAAAGGCCTAGCTAAAGAAAAAGAAAATGATAACTCTCCAGCTGGTATCCATGCAAGATATTCTGAAGGAAGTATTGCTTTTGGTTCAATGATGGAAACATTAACACATAGCGCTGCTAAACTTCCATTTATCGGAGATAAATTTTTCCAGATACGTAGTCCTTATGAACAATACCGTAAACGAGAAGTTTATAATAAAGATTTTAAATCATGGAGTCATCCAATAAGAGATTATGTTATTCCTACTACAAACGAATTATCTTCTATGCATCCTATAGGAGCAATAATGGTAGGAGCATTTCTTGGCAGTATGACTGGTAAAAATCCTTATGGTAAATTTGTAGGTGCTATTTTCGGTGCAACTATACCAGCAATAGGAACTACTATACATCATTTAATGTCAGACAAGGATCGTGAATTTAGACCAAAAAGACGTAGACAACAAGAAGAAATGAATACTTACATTGATACACTAAAATATGTTAAAAACACTAAATTATATAATAAATACAAAGAATTAGCTAAAAAACGAGATCATTTTGATGTTGAAGCTTATATAGAAAAACAAGAACAAAAAGGAAAAGATAATAAAGCTAAACGACAAGAGCTGAACAATTATAAGCGTCTTGTGAAACTTGATTTCAAACATCGTGGAAATTATAATTTTAAATATGGAAGTCCTAAATACGAAGAAAAAGATCAATCTAAAAAAGAAGTAATTAGGGCAATTAATCGTGAACTTGCTGAAATTTCTAACGATAGAAAAGTAGAAAAATTACCATTAAATGCCATAAAAGCAATATCTTATAAACAAGCAGCTGATCGTACCATGTATGGATATGAACCAGGTGATGATATAAGAAACATAATGTCTGCATTACCTAAAAAAGAAAGACAGTATTATTCCAAATTAGTTGAAGCTCCAGAAGAAGAAAAACAAAAAATACTAAGAATTGCACCTAGCTATTTAAGAAGAGCATTACAGGCTTCATGGGGTATGCATGTTGATGAAAAACCTTCTCTTACAGAATATTTCCAGAAACATGCTTTACCAGATGAAAACTGGTCTGGATGGAATGAAGAATCCAATCTTGATCATGTTAAAATTAAAATGGTAGGTTTAAACAATTTAGACCCAGGTGAATTTGATATTTGGACTGATAATAAACGTGAAGCTGATGAAACAAATATACCTATACCTAAATTAAATATAAAAAATGATCCAAAAAAAGTTCAAGCACAGCTTACTCGTTTATTAAACAATACTGGAATGGATAACGTTAATGTATCATATATGAATGGAATTAATAACGATTTCTCTACTTTTAATATTCAAGAAGATTCTCGAAATGAAGTTTCTAATCAAATTAGAAATTTAAACTATTATTGAGGAGAAATAATATGCCTATTAATTTATTTGGAAGTCAATATGAAGCACCAGATACATTTGCTTATACTGATAATAATCCTAGCTTAAACTGGATGAATAAAGAATATTTTTATAACAGCATTGGAGCTAAACCAGATAAATATTTTACAGAATATTGGAAAGCTCGTGATGTATTCTGGGCTACAAAGCTTGCTAATTTTAGTAATTTAAAAGACTTTCAAGGTCCAAATAAATTTAATTATGTTAAAAACTATGATGTTTCTAATATATGGCGTAACAGACAAGCTTGGTTTGACCTTGATAATATTTTAAAAAATGGAGGCAATATTCTTGCGCTTGATACAGAGACAATTGGTGATTTTATAAATGAAGCTACTAATTATCTTGATGAAGCTGGAGTAGCTCATAATAGAGCTATTGATGTTGCTGGTATTACAGAAATTGCTTTTACAATAAAACACCATAAAGGTTATGTAAGTAAGAATTTTAGCAGAGCTCATCAAATTGCTGACCCACAAGGATCGTTCTTTTTTGGTATCGATTCTGAACAAAAACAATGGCTTGAAGATGTTTTACAAAAGAAAATAAAAGGAGAAACTCTCACTTCAACAGAAGCATCAGCCATGGAAAGAGCTTCTCGTCATAGTACATTAGGTCCTAATGGATTTAGAACTGTTGAAAGAGAATGGAATAATAAAACATTTACTTTTATTGAACAATTAAATGTTTCTAAACCAGATAGTGTTGAAGATATTAAATCTGGTATAGAAGCAATGGCCGCTCATTATAATACAGATAGAGATGATCAAATAAAAGGTTTAATTGAATATTTAAATGACTTTACAACAAAAAAGAACAGCGTAATAGTTGGACAAAATCTTTCTTTTGATGTAAAGACTTTAAATAGATATGCTAATAAGCATAATCTAACAAAACTACAAGAAAACTTGCAATATGCAGATACATATCATGCTGCTAAAGCATATGCACAGCAAAATAATATTGCGGCCAGTGAAATTGTAAAACAAGTCAATCCTAGTGTTACTAATCCTAGATTAAATTCTCTTGAAGCTGTTACAGAAGCTATGTTAAACGGAACTACTTACGCAGAAGGGCAAGCTCACATAGCATATGAAGATAACCTTGCTGTTTTACGATTTATAGAAAACATAGGTAACGATATTGAAACCAACAATTATTCAAGAGCTACTCATTTTAACATTACGGATAAAGCTTTAGATGTAATACATAACGTTCAATCTAATCCAAATACATTAAAGCTTGAAGACTCTTATATAAAAATTAATGCTAAAGGTAATATCAGACATCAAGATTTACTTGTTGTTAGTGATAAAGTAACCAATGGCCATCAAGTCTCTAATGAATATTGGACTTTTACTGGATTTGGCCAATCTGATTATACTGGATTTAGTATAGAAGATGTAAATAAACAAACTAAAACAATAAAAGATACAGCCAATCAATATATTGTAAAATTACAATCTGTGCATCATAAAGATATGACTTTATATAAAGCATTCGCGAATGAAGAAGACGCACAGAGATATTTTGAAAAATATACTACTTTAGTTAATAAATCAGAAGCTAATCTTGGATTACAAGCAGCAGTTCATGACAGAGATGTTGCTAGAAGAGTTATAGATGGATTCTTTGAACATGGTCAAGTAACTAAAGACGATGGTGGATTTACGTCTTTTAAAAAATATTATAAAGCATATCAAGACTTAGCATCATTATCAGATGACGCTGTTTCAAGCATGAATGTTTTTGATGTTAATGGAAATAAGATTAATACATCAAGAGTATTACTTAAAAACATTAATGCTGAAAATAATGCTGAGAATATTATTAAATATGCAAGAGAGAATGATTTAACTAATGTAGTTAATGTATTTAGTACAACTAAACGTTCTACAAAACTTAGTCATCATGACCTTGCTATTGAAGCATATGACATTCCACTTAAAATGGAACATGCTTTTGATATTTTTGAGAAGAACAAAGATTTTTTTGAATATTCATATAAAAATCTTGAACCTTTAAATAATAGTCTTTCTCAAACAATAGCATTTAATGAATTAAAAAAATTATATATTGAATCTAATTCTGTTACACGTACTACTCCATCTAAATGGAATTCATATAGTATACATGATTTATTCAGTGTATCAATTGATAAAGGTAATGGCTCATCTGCGAGAATTGACATTAGTGAGAATAGTAATGGTGCAACACAATTATTAAGAGCTTTTACAGACAAGAACCTTACAGGAAAACAGAATTCTGCAAGGCTTATTAAAGTTGCAGAAAATTTACGTGAAAGAGACTTATTATCCAAAGAAGCTTTTAAAACTATTCAAGATAATTATGGAGCGGTTGAAAATCCTTTCCATACAGCAGATGCTATTGTTAGTCATTTACGTGCAGACTTATCAGATGTAACTGATTTAGGAAATGATACTGTAGGATTTATACAAGAAAGTCTTGAAGAAAAAGTATTCAATAGACAAGAATTAGCTGAAGCTTATAACATTGATGAAAGTTTAATCAATAAATTAATCAATAAAGATAATAAACGTTTCATTGAAAGTGCAACTTCAGAAATGAGTAATGTCAGTGGCAATTCTCTTTCTAAAGAATTAGTTTCGTCTTTCAATAATGTAATAGAGCATTTAAGTGGAACCACTCTTATTTCTGGATCATTTGATAATGATTTTTCAAGGATATCAAATACATTATCTGGCATGGGTTATAATGAACAGGCCATTTCAGAATTTGGAATGATTTACTATTCTAATGCTAAAAGTACATGGAAGTCAGCAATTAAAAACTTTAATGAAGGATTAGAGCCTAGTAAACAAATTAGACCTTTATTTTATCGTTCTCAAGGAGAAGAAGCATCTGCATTTGCAATTTTTACTACAGATAAATATTATTCTAAAACAGTTGATACATTATCCAATCTTAAGCCTAATGCTACTAATAGACAAGTAAAAGATGCTTTAACAGGCATGGCATCTTATTTTGAAATACCATATCTTAAACAATTTGATCTTGGTGAAGACGCAGATATCAAAGCATTATCTTCGTATATTGATAAAAACGGAGTTCTGCACGAAGGACATGGAGCTAGAGCTGTGTTTGTAAAACAAGGAGATGATTTTTATAGATATGATACATTTTCTTTTAATGTATATGAAAAAGATGACGTACTTAGAGGAGGCATAAAAGATCAAGGCAGTTCTTTTGTTACAAGTATAAGACAAAGAGCAGATGAAGCCTATGCAGCTACTTCAGAAGAAAATTTTGGATTAGCTAATGCTAAGTTTAATAATCCTAATATTTCTAGAATGACAGAAGAAGCTTCACCTCAAATAAGTGGAACTTATAATTTACGTGGTGAATTAGCTAGAATGCATTCAGTATCAACAAAGGATGTAAGTTATGCTCATGCTATCGCTATTGACCCTGGAGAGGGAAATATCGGTATAAGAGATATTATGCGTTTGTTAACAACTGATAAAGCATATACAGCTGCTTCTTCAGAGTCATCATTACAAGCAGAAAATGCTATTAGAGGTATCTATAAAGCATTTGCAGAACAATATGATTTACATAATAATTATGACACTAAAAATCTTTATTTAAAAAATCCATTAGAAAAAGTATATAATTCTGAACCATTTAAAGGTTTTTATCAAAAACATTTAACTATTCAAACTGGTGGTATAGGAGCTGATTCTAACGTTATACAAAATATTTTAAATAATAAATATAAATCTCTTGACCCAATAGAAGTTGACGCAATTCGTGCTTTGAGAGATAAAAGTTTGTTACAAATTATGGCACAAGCTTCAGAATCAAATGGATATGTTTCTGATGAAGTAGCTTATGGATTAGATGTTATTGCTAATAGAGTTCATTTAAATGCTGTTTATAGTGAGTCTTTTGCACATAATACTACAATGCTTGTTAATTATGCTCCAGCAATGATGAATAATAGTAGGTCATCTCTTCAAATGCGTCCTACATATTCACAAAGGGATAATTATAGAAGTTATAGATTAGATGAAATGTTCTTTGATAATCCTCAAGAACTTGAAAATAATCTTGGAATACATTTTGGTGATTTATATACATCAAAACAATATTTCGATTCAATCGAAAGCATGGATAAACAAGTTATTAGTGCTGCTGGTGAACAGTTCAATGCTCGTACTGCATCTCGTAGAAATATTATAGGTGCAGTACAGTCTATTAGTGATGCTGAAATTAGACATGGAAAAGATGAAGCATTAGTATTTTTACAAAATAAATTTGGGAATCTTAATCAAAAAGCTTTATCTGAACTATATGATAGAATGGCAAAAGACATTAATACATATGAAGGCAAAGCTTATATGAGACCTTCTCTTGCTAATCAAGATTTCTTCGCATTAGGCGATCCTAAAACTGTTAAATCGCCACAAGTACGTTCTATTTTTGAATTAGGTTCAGAACCAGAAATAAGAGAAACATCTGGAATATTATCTGGACTTGTTGGTAATAAAGTTGAAAACGGAACTGTAATAGGACGTAGACTTGTAAAAAGTAAAAATGGTTCAAAACACTGGCAAGATATTATATATAATGGTCAGACTATACATAAGTTTACAGAACAAAACGCTGAAGAACTTGCAAATATGGGAAAAACCTTGGCTGTAATGGAAAGACAGCTTGAAGGTTTTAAAGGCATGTTTGGAGAAGAAAAAGCAACAATTGAGACATTATCTTATTATACTTCATTAGACCCAGCTAAAAGAGAAAAAGAAATTATTGATTTAATGACGACTATTGGTTTAGAAAACCAAGGTTCTCTAAAAAAGAATGTTGCGTTAATGAATCAATATTCAGATGCTGTTTTTGATGCTTTTACAAGAACAAATGATACTAGATTAAAAACTGTTTTAATAGGCAATAATAATATTATAAAACACTTAAGCGATACAGCTATAGATTCTAGATGGAACATTATTAGATCAGTATTTAAGAGTGAAGAAGATATTAATACTTTATATTCATTCATGGATGGCTCTTTTGATGGACGTAGTGGAGCTATTAAATTTAAAGATGGTTCTACATTAATGAGTCATTTATCATATAACCCTGTACAGGACGCATTGATGTTTGATAATCCATTAGATAATGGTGCAACAAATGTTCTTGACGAACTTACTGATAGATTAAGACTAAGTAAAGATTCTAAAGCTCAAGAAGCAATTAATATTATAGATTCATTTGAAAAGAATAATATTGCAATGCAATCTATTCAAAGACAACAAATGAATACTTTCCAAGGTCAAGCTTTTAAAATTGACCAAAGATTTTATCAAGCTCTTTCAATGCAAGATAGAACAAATATAAGAGAAATAATAGATGGAAAAATTACATATAAAATTAAATATGATAAAAAAGCAGAACGTTATGGAGCAGAACTTGCAGAATTAATAAGAGAAAATATTCAGAGTGGAGAATATGATAAAAATATTGCTGGTTTAATTTATAATAAGAAAGATTATAAACAAATCAATAAAGTATGGGCTGATATCGTAAGAAATAGAAGAGGTAAATTAAGCCCTAAAGATGAGATGAATATGTTCACTGGATTATTAGAATCCTTTGATTATGTTCATGGAGCTCTTGATGTATCAAAAAAGAATATGATTAATGTAAATGCTAAAGATTTATTATCTAACATACCAAAAGGTGGTGGCGCAGAATCATATGCTAACTTTATCTTTAAAGTAAATTCTGAACCAACAGATTACATTAAAGCTTTAGCTATTCAGAATAATAATAATGTCCAATTAGCATTTAATAGTAATAGTTTTTATTTAGACCTTTCAGATTATGGTAAATTTGAATTTAAAGGAAACAAAAACTTAACTGGAATAGTATTACCATTTCATTATGTCCGCACAGATTCAGAAGAAATGTTTCTTGGAGAGTCTACTAAAAAAACAATGAGGTTTTTTAGAAAACTACAAGACTTAAAACCTAATACAGATAATTCAAAAGCTATTCAAGACGCATTGAATGATTTATTTGATGCTTATGATGATGAATTAAGTACTGGAAATAAAGATTCATTAGTTACTAAAGCCTTTTATAAAATGAAGATGCCAAATTCATCGGGTGCATTAGCTAAAGATGCTATAGTTCCAACATTAGAATTACCAGTGTCTGAAATAAGAGAACTTAGAGAAACAACATATAATCTTACTCATGCTCTTGATATGAATCAAGCAATTAATCCAGATGATTGGGATAAATATTTAAAATTAAATAAAAACAGATATGACTTACTTAATGCCACTAAAATGAGCATTAAAAATGCTGAAATAACAGATGATGTTGTTAGTCTATTAAACATAACATCTAATAATCGTTTATATGAACAATATCTAAGACATTTTGATAAAAACGGTAAATTAGTTGGTAATGTTATTGAAAATGCCATTGTTGTTGGAGAAGATATACTTCGTGGAACAGAAATGGACCCTGGTAATATTGGCATGGAGATTTTAAGAGATTATTTCTCTAGTCAGAAAAGAGGTTTAAAAAATTACGATGCTTTAAGCAGAACTGAAAAACAAATATCTGATTTTATTATTAGTAATAGTGAATTTGAAAAGATATTTGAAGAAAAGTTTTTTCAAACATTTGATGGTACGGAACATAAAGAATGGATGAATAAAACAAGAGATGCGATGCATAAGTTATTAGACCCTAATATTAAAATGCAAAATGGAGAAAGGCATATAAAAGCTACTAATATATTCTTTAAAAGACTAGAAGATTATCTTAAAAGTGATAATTTTAAAGTAAGTAGTAGTCTTGAAAGTCTTGATGATACTGTTGTTAAATCACTTAATAGAAAACTTTCTGAAGAATCTAAGAGAAAGTTTTTATTAGATGTCCAATCTATTTTTGATGACCTTGGTAAAAGATATGCAAAAGAAGTCGGCATACTTGGAATGGTTGGTCGTTATCCTTTCTTTAATGAAACTGGTATCCTTCCAGTTAGAATATATTTTGATGAAACTATAAAAGGCAAAGAAATAAGATTCCTTGGCCCTCAATTTAGTGTTTTTCAAAACCTTGATTTTGATGGAGATAATGAATTTATAAAATTCTTAGCTAATGGTGGATTACTTGCTAAAAATTCAGAAGAAGCTATTAGGTTAAATGCACAATTTGATAAAATGAATTCATTTAACTTAAATGTTTTTGCAAATTCACTTAAAGATTCTATCAAAGAATATAGATACGGCGATGAAGCATATTTCAAAGCTAGTTTATTAAAAGACCTTAAAAGTACAGAATATAATAGAGCGGCTTCAAAATTTCTTGGAGCTATGCCTAAAGACATGTTGGATGTGCTTGAAAAAGATGAATATAGTGATATAAAAGAACTTTTAATTGCTCATTCATCTAGTATGAGAAAAGCATATAAAGCTTTTGATGAAGTGTTAGGTTCTTCAATACATAATCCAGATATGATCAAAGCTGCGATTCAAGCAAGATTTGCTAAAGAGTATATTGGTAATTACTCTAAACCAAATCTTGAAATAAGAAACGCTATGCAATATATGCAAAGTCTAGCTGAAGATAGAAGTGATGAACTGACAAAATTAAGGCAAATTCGTGAAATGTTATATACATTTAACGATGAACCAGGAGGGCTTCTTACAATTCTTGAACAAAAAGGTATTGATACTAAACACGTTCATGATGCTGAAAAACTTACTAATTCAAGTGCATGGAGAGTAGGTGTAACTAAATTATTTGCTAATGCAAATGGTGCAGAAAATATTGATATCAAAAAAAGATTAAGTGCTCTTGATAGTTTAGTTGAAGGGTCAAGAAGAATATTTTTTACTAGTGATGCATTTAATGAAATGTCTAATAATCAAATATCGCAACATATCTTATCTAAAACATTTGATGAATGGAATGCACTTGTTGGTGATGCTATTAAAGAGGGAAAGACAGTAAGCGATGCTGATTTAGGTAGCGCATACATTAGTGCATTGTATGAAATGTCTCAAATGAAAAATGCATATCAAGGTTATCAAGGTGTTTTTAGACATGGAATGCCAGATATTGCTCCTAGTCTTTTAGATATGACACCAGAGAAACTTGAACAATTTATGCAAGGGAGCGATCTTGACTTACCTACTAAAAAAATGTTACTTGAAGCTTATAAAACACGTACTGATGATAAGTTTTTGATGTTTGGTAGATCAATTAGGCAAGGAGATATATTAACTTATCAAACAGATACAGGTTTTGAAGGCATTATTTTTGAAGGCTTTAGAGAAACTGGTGAAAAAAATCGTGTTCCAAGACCATTTGGATTTAGCTATGATTTTGCTACTGGAGAAATAGATAAACAAACTATTTATTTAGGACAACGAAAAGGTCAACCAGCAATAACTATTAGAGAACTAAATGAAAATATAAAAACTAATCATAAACGTAGATTACTTGATGTTACTAATCCAAATACTCCAGAACATAACTTAAATATTAGAGATTTATCACTTTCAAAAGATTCTAGGTTAGCAATATCTAGACGTATAGCAGCAGTCTCTACTGAGGATAATTTACAGTGGTTATTTGACAATTTTGAAAGTAATAAATTTAAATCAGAGTTTAATCGAATGATTAAACAAAATCAAATTATACCAGGCTACGGAGGAATAAACAAAAAACTTGGAACTGTAATGTCTGATATAGCTGGCAATGATGCTGATGCATTACAACGTAGAATACGTGATCTTCATGAACGTATTCAATATGGAATTGAGCATGGTAATATAAATACTAAAGCTACAAACGCAAAAGAATTGATTCGTTCAATCAATAAAGATATCGCTAGGCATCCAAGAAAATCTGTAATTACTGGAGATAATGCATTAGATACAGTAGTGCAGTATCTTGAAGGTAGCGGAGCTACTATTGGTAATAGAGATTTTTTAACAAGATCGGTACAAGACATTGAATTATCAAATGCAATTTCTCAAGAAATTAATGATTTTATCAATATTAGAGATACTAATATTAATAAAATAGCGGAAGATTTTTATAATAGTACAATTCAAAAACAAACTTCAATAACTAATGCATTTACAAGTGCAAAAGAAGCTTGGCAAAAAGAGGTCAAGGAATCTACTAAAAAGATTTTTGATTCTATTAAAAAAGCATCTAATCCTCAAGAAGAAATGCTACATAAATTCGGATGGAATGCTTTTACAAGAGACAACAACTTTAAAATTAAACTTGGCGATGCTACAATAGATTCAAATGTAAGAATTGGTTATGGTCAATTTACTGGTGCTAGAGTTCGTGACTTAGTAAGTGTACAACAACAATTAGTTAATAATGAAATAGATGAAGCGTTGAAAATATTACCAAGAGATTCTATAGAATATTTAGCGGCTTCTAATACTAAAGAAATATTAAGTCACATGAAAAATGTTTCTCCTGGAACTGTGCTTAATTTTAAAAATGAAGAAACTTTATTAACTAGTTACAAAGCAATATTTAATCCAGAAGCAGCTACAGCTTTTGGAGAACAAGCTGGAGAAGAACTTCTTGGCCAAGCTAAAGAAAATGCTATTGAATCTGCTAGACAAGCTACTTCTAAGACAAAGAGAAAAACTTTAGCAAGTGGTATTGGAGAATCAATACAAAGTTTATCTCCAGATGCTCGTCAAACCATTAAAATAGGTGGAATGGTACTTGGAGGAACAGCATTACTTGGACTTGCTGGACATGCTTTATTCAACAGTAAAGACAGTAAAAATGTTGAAATGCCTAAGTCAGTAGAAAACGAAGTTAAAAATATTAATAACAAAAATGGCCTAGAATATGATAATGAACCTACTGATGCTAAGTTAGTTAAAAAGCAAACAAAAGCACCAAAAATTGCACCGCCTTCTATTTTACAAAATAAAACTATTTATCATGATTCTCATTCTGGTTTTAATTTTAAAGTATCAGCACAAAGTTATGATAAATTACATTCAAAATCATATCAAAATATAATGAATACGGTTGGGTTGAACGGAGGTCAAGTCAATATAACTAGAGATAATTCTAAAATTACAGATAATTGGCTTGAAAACAAGTTTGCACAATTAATGGAGTAATTAATATGTCTGATGTAATTAACTTTACAACTGAACAAGGTCTCGAAATGTTTGATGCTCTGTCTCGCACAAGTAGTGCGAGACAGATTAAACCTTTAGAGCAAAGCAATTATATAAGTTATGATCATAGATATTTATATGATGAATATAACTTAACAATTGGCGATGTTGCGATGATGATTCCACCAGAATTTATTTACGTTTCTTCAGAGTCATTTTCTCAAAATATCCAAACATTAAGACAAGAAAATTCTCAAAAGCAAAAAACTGGATATCATAAACGTACTATTCAAATAGATTTAGTATTTGATGGTATGGATGAAATCAATGGATATAAAGTACCTGGGCCAGTACATAAAGATAAAGATACTTATTCTAATTTCTATTATGTAGACGGTCTAAGGACTTTGCTTGCTCAATTTAAACTGACACCTTTCTTACCATTACGTAATGAATTATTGAATGACTCATATAATATTTTTGTCGTTGCTTTACAATCTATTGTTATCTCAACAATCGAAGGATTCCAAAATGCATTAACTGCTCACTTAACATTACAAGAAGTAGATATGATGCCTTATATTGAAATGCCTAATATGATGTTTAAGCATACAATAGATTGGGATCTTTTTAGGTATTATATACAAAGTATTATTACAGAAGAACATGAATATAAAAAGCTTCAATCATTACCAGTTAATAGTGACCATACAGCATTTAAATTAAGCTTACTTAGTGAAAATGTTTTAGCTACTATTGTTAATAATTCAAGTGCTACAGTAACAAAAGAAGAAAGTATACTTGCACAAGTAATTGAACCATCAAATTATGATGTAATTATTAATTCAAATGATTATGATGTTCACATAACAGAATTTCAATGTAGCTACGCTAATATGTTAACATCTATTCAAATGTCAGAAGCATCAAGTCCAACTTTACAATATCTTGGAGGGCTTGATACTCAATTTAATATTGTATTTGAAACTACAGATGTTACTGTTGTTGGAAAAATAGAGAAATGTCAAATCAAAAATGATTTAATGGTCCGTAGTAATCCAAAAGTTAGAGGCTCTATAGGATTTGTTAAAATAGAATCTGACTTTGTTACTTTCTGTGGTTCTTTGTTCTGTACTATTGAATCAGTTGAAACACATACTGTACCAGGTATTCCAGGATTATATCAAGTTAGATTACTATGTGTATCATATGATATTGCACAATCCAGAAGAGAAGAATTAAATGGTTTTATGCCATTTAATGGCAAAGAAAGTAGTATCGATGGATTACAAAAAACTGGTGAAGCTCTTGAAAATGAAAGTAGTAATAACAAAGACCAATGCATACAACAGTCATTAAAAGGCTTAATGACTAAAATATATCAAGATAATTATGCTGAATGGAAGTTAAGAACTGGAATGGAAGTATACCCAGATTTAAGACTTCCTACTTATGCTGAAGTAAATGAAGCAATAACAAACATAAATGCTTTTAGAAAATATAATAATAAAGACCAATTACCTTATGAAGCTTATCCATTACAACCATCAAATATTTCATATGGTAAAGGTGAATCAAATAATAATCTTCCTAATAATTGGTTAGACGCTGGTGGCAATACAATTTATCAAAATGGTAACGTTCCAGAATCACCAGTATATCAAGGATTTGTTGACCCAGATTTTTATGTATTTTATCCAAACACATATACTTCTATATATAAAGAATTAAAAGCAGAAGAGAATCAAGAAAAACAAAGTAATGGTTCGTCAATTTCAAATTTATATTCTTCTCCAGTACGAAATACAAGTGTAAGTGGAATAATTAAAGAAAAATATAATCCTACATATGGAGATGGTGAAAATACAGATACTAAAACAACTGGCTTTATTAATCTTTTAAGAACGAAAATAGGATGTCATTACGAAGCTATTGCTGAAGGAGAAATTAGTGATTATCGTGGTGAAAAATTTGATGATCTTGGGTTAATAACTTGGGGTCTTAAAACCATGGGTATTTTACCAGATAACTTTAAACGTCTCAAAGCAAAAGATGTAGATTCTCTTGATATTTTTAAAGCAGTTTCTTTACAAGATATTAGAAGAGGAGATATTATCTCTAACGATGCAAAATCATGGTTTGGTGTAGCAACTGGGTACGATAAAGAAAACAATCTTGCTGTTATAAATGTAAATCAAGTTAATGGAGTTCTTGAAGAACAAGTTCCTTTTCAAATTGCATATGTCTATCGTATTATGCCTCTTCAAAGAGATTATGAAAAACAAGGAACTAATCAATCAAATCCTTATGATAGTGATGGAAATCAATATCCAGATGAAAATGGAACTATTGAAGAAAAGAAAAAATCTTTATTAGAAACGACTGAAGGATATACTTCTGCAAATCCGTATGGAAAAGATAACGGAACAGAAACTACCACATCATCAAATGATACAAATATTACTGAAGAAAATAAAGATGAAAAAGATAAGGAAAAAGATTCTGAACAAAAAATTGATGATGCTATACAAACAGAAGAAGAAAAAATAGAAGAAGAAAAAAAGAAAGCTGAAGAAGAAAATAAAAAGAAGGCTGAAGAAGAAAAGAAAAAAGCTGAAGTAGAACAAAATTCTTCAAAAGCAACTATAGACCAAGACTTAGGTATATGGTCGCCAATATCTGCATCAGAATTAAATACTTTTATTGCTTCATATTGTCCAGCAGACTCTCCATTTCAAAATCATGGAGATGTGTTTGTTAAAGCTGGAGAAGAGTCTGGATTAGACCCTAGATACATATTAGCTCATGCTATATTAGAATCTGCATCTGGAACATCTAATATAGCAAGAAAGAAAAATAATTACTTCGGAATCGGAGCATTTGATACTTCTCCTTATGCATCTGCACATACTTTTGATTCTGGCTTAGATAAAGGTATTATTGGTGGTGCTAAATGGATTGCTGACCATTATTACAATAGTAAATATCAACAGAAAACTTTAAATCAAATGAGACATAATAGTAGCGGTCACGAATATGCTACTGATCCAGAATGGCATAATAAAATTGCTAAAATTATGGATAAGATGTCTAAAAATTTATCTGCTCAATATATCAGTGGATCAGCTGGAACAAGTTCTAGCACTGTTACTGATAATGCTAATACAATTAAAATGAAAGAAAACGAAAGAAGAAATAGAGCAGAGACAGCAGAAGATTTAGCAGAAATAACAAAACGCATAGAATTAGACCAAGCAAGTATTAGTGACTTAACATTACCAGACATAGAAGATGATGGTTCAGAATGGACCAATGGTTCTGTTGCACTTACTGAATATAAGAATATGACAACAGATGAATTCAATGCTATTGCTTTAACAGTTGCTACTGAATGTGAAGGAGAAACCATTGCTTGTAAAATGGCAATGACTCAATACATTTATGATTCTATTCAATGTAAGTATAAAGGTAATGGTATTACTGCATATATCAAAAATCGTGACTTTACTGTAGATAAAACAGTACAAGAGATTAAAGATGTTGAAGAAGCAAAAGCTTGTGTACAAAGAGTATTCCAGGCTGGAGCACGTTGGAAAAAAGATTATAAAGTACTTGCATTTACAAGTATGAATAATTCTAACTATGCCAATAAATATAAAAATGATAAATATGAACAAATAGGTTCAGTAAATCAACATATATTCTATGGATTAAAAGAAGAATCTTATTCTGTTGGATATAATGTTGCTGGACATGGAGTTAGTGAAGCATCAAGTAATAGTGTTACTGTTGCAAGAAAATACACTATTAATGCTGTTGACTTAATAGATACAAATGCATTTGGTAAACCAATATATATCAAATCTAAACATTTTGATACTCATAATAGTGGCGTTGGTAAACAATGGGCTGAGATAAATAACAATTTAAATAGAGTAAATACAGCATTTGTTGATGATTGTCAATATTCAGCAAAAGGAAGACTAGTTAAAGCATTCCCAACATTTTTATTCTGTATATTGGATGACCAAGCTCAATGGTATGACGGTAGAAAACTTTGGACAAATTATTATGTTTATAAACCAGTAATAGACATTCAATATCATGCCGCCAATGATATGCCAACAGAAACAGCACAAATTACAGTCACTAATACATATCATAATCTTGATAGAAGTTCAGCTGCTTTAATAAAATATAGTATTGCTAAAGATAAAGAATACAATTCTGTTCTTGATAATATGGTTAGTAATGCTACTGGAAAAGATTTTAGTATTAATAGATGGTTATATAAAAACTGTGGAATGTTAATAGGTGGATTAAAGATTACTAATCGTTTAATTCAGATGCATAGTATTTTATTTAATCATACTAAAGTCAGAGAAGGTGCTAGAGTACATCTAAGAATGGGATATGGTTCTGACCCATTATCGTTAGCTCCTATCATTAACGGTACTATTTCTGGTTTAACATTGGGAGACCAAATTAGTATTACTGTTACTTCAGACGGTCACGAACTTATTCAATCTGTAACTAGTGACAAAACTAAAGATATAAATAATGGAGCATTAGGATTATTTGGACTTGGCGCTAATCAAGAATCTTCAAACATAATAAGTGAAATCATGGTTAAACGTACTAGTTGGATGAATCACTTATTCTTTGCTAAAGAATGGTTTGAAGGTTCTAAATATAATATTGAACACTTTGGTTTATATATTAATGATGGAGAAAGATATTTCTTACAAGGAGGAGTTGATACTGGAATCTATGAACAATATGACTTATTAATGAATGTATATAAGGCATATGATAAAGATGACTTTTTTAACTTAGCTAGACACTTTGGATATATTTATGCAAGTCCAAGCGTTGCTGGAGCTTTAGGTCATGACGGAGAAGCTAATATAGTGTTTAATCAATATAATATGACCCCTTGGGATGTCTTTCAATTATGTGCTCAAACAGCTCCAGAGTATTTAGTAAAAGTTGAAAAATATCAATTTGACTCCAGACTATATTATGGATTGCCATTTGACCTTACAAAATATAGATATGACATTATAAATGGTACAATATATCAAGAATGCAAAGCTAATACTCAAATGCATTATATTGACTCATTAACATCTATTATTGAAAATCAAATATCTGTATCTTCAAGACGTAGTTTTACAAATGCCAAAGTAATATATACTCGTGGTAAAACTCCTAAAGCAACAGCTGTTATACATAGTGATGATACGATTGATCATTCTAAACAATCAACTCATATTATAGATTCTTCAATAGTACAAGATTATCTAGGTTTGGATTCCTTTAATGAATTTATTGGATTTAGACATGGACAAAGAGCTGCAAGAAGATTAGGTATTTCTAATCTTTTATATGGTTGGCAACAACAGTATCAAGGGCAAATACTTTGTCTTGGACAACCTCAAGTAAAACCAGATGATTATTTAATGATTAATGACTTTTATACTGCTTTAAATGGTTTAGCTTTAACAAGAGAAGTTATTCATTCATTTAATACTCGTACTGGCTTTACAACGTCAATAATTCCAGGTGTTATAGGATTCTGTCCAGAACAAGATAGTGGTAATATTGAATTAATAGCTGTCTTTTTAAAGATATATGGTGAATTTACTAAATATGCTCAAAGCAGAAAATTATTGAAAGATAATGTTGAACGTTATGTTGATTTAGTAACATTAATGAACAAAGCTCAAATACTTGAAGAGCTTGGAATTAATGGACTACAATCTCAAAATAAGCTTTTTAATAATACGAAACTATGGCATACAGCAGATACTACTGCTACTATAGCTGGAGATATAGCTATAGCAATGACTGTATATAAATTCATAAGATGTTGTCAAAATACTGGAAGTATTATTAAAGCAATAAAAAGTATATACTCAGTATATAAAGCAGCAGATGCTTCATTTAAAACCTTTACTGCGGCCAAAAGTTTCTTTGTCGTTGTTCGTGTCATTTCATCTATTAATTATGTTGCTAAAGAATTTGAAGCTGCGGAAGGTACGATATTGGCAATAGGAGCGGCATCAGCACCAGAAACACTTGGTATTGGATTTGCAGTATCTGTTCTTATTACAATAATGTTAGAAATTGCAATATCAACTATTTCTTCTTGGGTAGAAAATCGTAATGTATGTGTATTGCTACCATTATGGTGGGAAGGGAAACCTTTTATAGCTGGTATTAAAGATGGTGAAAAAATATTACTAATAAATGATGAAAATGCAGGCTCTGAAGAAAATACTGGCGAAGAAGGTGTAGAAACTGATCAAGACGAACTTTCAGTTGAGGATAACTAATGAGTATTATTAAAGATAGTTTAAAAGAACAAATTAATAATAATAATCGAACTCAATTTACAGATACTACCGGAACTATACTAGAATACGATAAAACAACAGAAACGTGTAAAATTAAATATTTAAACCCTAATGGGTCTGGTTTTATTTATCGTGGCAATGTAATGATTGCAAACCATGCTGGTGGATTTGCTTCTGGTAGTATCTTTGCTGGACAAAAATGTTCTGTTGGTTTTATTAACAGTAATATTTATAATCCTGTAATTACTGGAATACCAGAAAGCTATTATTCAGACAGAAACTGTACTGATCAAGGTGCTTACATTGCTGATGATACTGTATGGAAAGTTGGTACTCCAGAAAATATCATCGCAATGAACCTTGATTGGATAAATGATACTGGCTCTTTAAGTAAATACGAAAATAGTACTGCTCGTTATACTAATATTGACGTTAATCAAGTATCAATGGATTTAATCACTAGTCTTGATAAATACGAAGATAATGAAGTTGGTATGACTAACTTAAAAAACAAAAGCACTGTTAAGTTAAGAGATAATGGTGACATAGATATATTTACTGGAGCAAATACTGGAATTCGTATATGTAATGACACTGGAAATATAAAATTTTATGGCAATGATATTGAATTTACTAAAGCAACTAGCGAATCTGAAAAAACAGATCATTCTATTTCTACTCAGCTTAAAGTAGGCCAAATAATGAAAATATGTTTAGCCTATGATATTATTAAAGAAACAGATAGTTATGTTGATTTGATAGAAGAAGATATGCAAAATTCAACAGAAATCAATGGAGATCAATCATAATGGCAAATGACTCTTCACAATTTCAAGATATTAAAGCGAGAATAGAAACATATAAAAATCTCAAAAAAGAATTTTATAATTTAGATATAGATGAAGACGAAAAAATTGATCAATATATTAAATTATTTCAACAATTCAATGATGAATTTATAGATAATTCTCGTGAAATTGCTGTTGCTGTTTCTGATGTAACAGCAATGACTACGGAAGAAACAAATGACCTTATTGCATTGGCTAAAACATTTATTGGACATACATATATATGGGGAGCTGAAGGAGAAATTAGTGACGAAAAAGGATTATGCTTTGATTGTTCTGGATTTGTTACTTACTTAATGAAAAAAATGGGGCTTATGCCTCAAAATGCTGGTAGACTTACAGTTGCATCTATACCTGGGTCTGGATATTTTTATGAAATTCCTTGGGAAAGCAAACAAGCTGGTGATATCTTATGTAAATTTAAATCTAGTGGCAACCATGTAGTTATATATGAAGGTAATAATCGAATAATACATGCATCAAATAAGAAACCTTATCCTGCTGGTGGCGTAAAAGAAGATGATTTATATTTTACTGGAAGAGCATTTAGAATTAAAGGTTATGGAGTAGTATAAAATGAGCGTTAATAGAGACCATCAATTAATGAAAGACTCGTTTATTGAAGCAAGAGATATTATTAATCAAATATTTACAGCGATGCGTGCTCCAGAATACTACTTTGTTAAACATATGACTTTCGATGAATTAGTTGTTGCTCTTTATAGATTACTTCATGTATATGAAGAATTATTTGGAGACAATGCTAATTTAACATATATAGTAGATACATCTGATGGAACAGCTAGTAGTGACGATATTTTGTTTGGTAAAATAGCATATTCAAAAGGGCAAAGAATAGAAGGCAATATTGTTTCTTTTCCTAGTCATACATACATTCCTACAACAATTGATATTGTTATTCCAATGAAACATTATCTTGAAGGAGATCAAATTCTTAAAGGTGATGTTAATTTAACTCCAGAAAATATACGATATACTTCTCAAATATTTAATGTTAATGGAACTTTTACAAGTGATGCTAATATTACTGCTAATGATATACTTGAAAATAAAATAGGATATTCTAAAGGACAAAGAATAGTAGGTAATATTCATATTCAAAATATGAATAGTGATATAGTTCTTGATGAAGAATACGCAGAACAAGAAGTTCCAATAGGTTATCATTCTCATAAATCTCGTATAAGAATACAAACACAAGAAAAATATGGTCATCCAAGTACACAAGAACAAATTATAGAACCAGATGATAATCATGTATTGAGTCGTGTATTCATAGATGGTGACGAAGATTTAATTCCTAAAAATATTAGACAAGGTACTACTATTTTTGGAGTTACAGGAACGCTAGAAGAATTTACTAAATATAATATTATCTACGTTATAAATTCTCAAAGACAAACAGCATATCAGCAACAAGTTGAATATGATCAACAATTTTCTATTATAGGCACACATCCTTTTGTTGAAAACCACGAATTTAAAGGATGGTCTCCAGACCCACAAGCTACATATGTTGCATATCAGCCTGGTCAATTAGTTACTACCAATTTAACAAATAAAGGCGGTACATATATATTATATGCAGTATTTGAAGAATATAATCTTACAGATATAAGCTTAGATTTGGTATATGACAATAACGGTAGATTAACAAATGGAAAAGAAATTGTTACTGTTATTATTAATGGTGGTAACTTATCAAATGGATATAGTCTGGTTACAAGAGAAGTAACATGTGACAATGTAAATTTCTTATCTAAATTTACTGATGAAACAAATACTTCATATAAAAATAAAATTCAAATAAATAATATCGGTTATTATCCAATTACAGTAGTTCATACATACAATAATAAAAGAGTTACAGCTAATAAAATTATTAAAGTAATGGGAGAAAATGGTAGCATGAAAGCAGATGGAACAATGACATATGCTACCAATCCAACTGTATCTTATTTTGATAGTGGATGGACTAATTTAGTTACAGGGTGTTGGATTTCCCAATTTACATATAATTATAAATCTGGAAATAGCCATGGTAGTGATAAAGACGAACTTGCTGTATTTGGTAGAACATCTTCTGGAAAAATGATTTTATTATATGATTTTGGTGCAGCTACTAATCTTAGAAGAGAAATAAGTCTTGGTAACATTTCTCCTAATGATATTTATAATGGTGGTTCATATAAATTATCTCTTGGTGGTTTTACATTAAGTAATGATAACTTATCAACTAAACAGTGGACCATTACAGATTCATATAATAGGTCAGATGATATTAGACAACTAAGATTTTTTGCTTCATCAAATCATGGTTCTAGCTGTTTTAGTAATAATCATATTGATTATGATATAAAATATGAATTTGATATGGACCTTTGGGATAGAGAAAAATAATTTATGAGGATAAATAAATGGTTCAAGGATTTGATTTTAGTTTAGATACTAATGGCGAATTAATGCTGAATCCAGAAACATGGGATATCCATCATAAAATGGATAATGACTTAAGAATTCAATTAGCTTATAACAGAATCAAATCTGTATCTACTAATTGGTTTATAGATGAAATAGGAGCTAATCTAGAATCTTTAATCGGCCAACCATGTAATAGAGATACAGCTGAAGCTGGTAAATTACTTATAACTCAACAATTAACATTTGATTCTTTGTGGGAACAAGAAGAAATATTAATTAAAGCGACAATTAATAATATGATAAATATTACATATAATATTTATTTTAAAATCAAAGATAAAGATACTGATGACACTTATTCATATGAATTAATTGCTGATATTGATTTAGTAAAAGGTGTAAGAATTAGATACGGATGGGAGCCAAAATATGATCGTATTAAATACAAAAACATTTAAAGAACTTTCAGAAGAAGGTGTTAAATCTCTTAATGCGATAGGTTTTAATTCTAGCCCTGGAAGTATTGCAAAATTATTTTTAAATATTGTCAATTCTAGTATTTCTGATTTATATACGACACTTACTATTAATCATTTACGAGCATTTGTAACTACTGCTGACAATGATGCATTAGATGCCATTGGCTCATTATTACAATGTTTTAGATTAGAAAATGAATCTGATGATAATTTTCGTACCAGAATAACTAATCAATGTCTTACTCTTGCTACATCAAATTATACAGCCGTTAGGTTAACTGCTTTAACAACTGATGGAGTTGAGGATGTTGTTATAAAACCATATTCAATGGGAGCTGGCTCTTTTACTGTTATTGTATTAACTAATAAAGATGTTACACCAGAAAATATATTGAGTAATGTATATGAAAGACTCAAAGATGTACATGGGTATGGCATAAGATATAATGTAGTGAGTCCTACATTAAATTATATTAAAATTACTCAACAATTATCTTTTGCTTCTAATACATCAGATAATGAAAAACAAGATATTAAATATAGCGTTCAACAAGCAGTAATGGATTATTTGTCGAACTTTAAAATAGGTGAGACATTTAATATAGATAAAATGACTCAAATTATTATGGATATTAGTCCATTAATTATACAAGAACAAAATAAAGAATTTTATATTAATAATGAAAGAGCTCTATATACTAATCAGACATCAAGATGGTTTGAAAGATTTACATTATCTAATGATGTTGATAATGTTGTTGTTCTATAAAGAGGAATTAATATGGCAAAACTTCCATATGCAGACCATACAAATATCTTATTAGAAAAACTTCCGTATTGGTTTTCGATGCGTAAGAAATCAAAAGATAGTAATGGTGCAAATTATTTAAACATATTTGGTTTAGAATTAGATGATGCATTATTTACTATTGATTATGCATATAATCAATGTTACATAGATACGATAGATATTAAACAAATAGACTTTTGCTATAAGGCGATTATACCAATGCCTTATTCTGTCTATAATATAGAAACTGTACATGCAAATAACTCTGGTTTGTACGAAGCTAAAACTTTAAAAGAATTTTTTGGTATTGATCTTCAAATGATAGAAGATAAAACATTACATTCTTTTGAAAGTTATTATTTAGACTATCAACGTAATATTATTTATGTACGTAAAAAATTTAATGCTGATGCAATTCATAATGATGGCAAAATCGAAATTAAATATAAAAATGATGATACCATATATAGTGTGCCGTTGATGCCTCATAAAGTATGGAACTATCTTGATGAACTTGGAGCATTAATGTCCTGTCCAAGATTGCCAGAAGAACCTAACATAGAATATAAAAAACGTATTCAAGATGTTTTTAAAAATCCAGCAAATGCTTCAAAAAATGGATTAATAAATGGTATTGGAAGAGAACTTGCTATCAGAAGAATATTATCATGGGAAAATACAACAAAAGACTTAGAGCTAAACGACCCAATGATAGTCCTTAATTCTATAAAAGTTAATGGTTCTTATTATCCTCAAGACCATATATATTTCACAGCTGAAGGTAGTGTATTACTTACTCCAATTGATGATTTGGAAAATAATTCAGAAGTAACATATGTTTATGGATTAGAAATGCATCAATTATGGAATGAGAAAGATATTAAACTACGTAATGAATTATTTACAGTAGAAGGTAAACCAAAATCTAAACTTGAACAATATATTAATGTTCTTGAATCTGAATCACCAATATTTTGGGATCACTTCCATTGGAATGAACATTATTGGGACCAAAATGAAGAAGAAGTTAGTGGTATAGGATATATAGAACACTTATATGATGGCTCTATAAAAGGATTTAAAAAGTTTAAAAGAAGGCAGTTATTATGAGCTACTATACATTACAACCAGATATATCAACATGGGATACTCAATATAATCCTTTTACATTAACAATAAGAGCCTACGATAATAATAATATACGTGTAAGTAATAAACAATTTTATGCTGTATATGATATTACTTATGATAAATCTATACCTAATCTTGAACATGCACAAACATTATATTCTGATAAAGATGGAAACTTAGGCATATCATTCAATAGAAGATGTCATTTAACATTAGACTTATATATTGTATCAACATATGATGATTCTATTGATATATCAGAAATGGCTGACCAAAGCCAATATAATTGTTTTCATGTATGTACTAATAAATATATTCCATTTGCCCCATTTATTCAAAAGTTTAGCGTTAAATATTTATCAACAGAAGCTATCTCTGCAACTGATAATATTCCAAGAGAAAATGTTCAAGTCACATTATTATATTCTAATAACACAACAAAACAATTTACTCTTGAAGATGAAAAATATAATGATTTTATATTAACTCCATCTACTATAGAACATATTAATGATAATACAATCACAGTATCTTATTATGATGATGATTTAGAGCAAACATGGTCAGATAGTATTATAGTTAATGGTAAAATTAAAGAGATTGGTTTAAATGCAACATATATTGGACAATCAGTAGATATTAATGGTGATGGCATTCCAGATACTGTTAAAGAAAAACAATTAAATGACTATGTTTTTCAAAGTGAAATTATGGTTGTCTTAGTCACATATGATGGGTATTCTGAATACAGAACACCTTTATCAAGTAATGAATGGCAATTCACAGATATACCAATCATTAATAATATTAACTTAGGTGTTTTTGAAATAGTTAAAGATGATTTAAAATGCATAATTAGAGTTCCATTTTCATGGGAAGTAACAAAGTCTCATATAGATGCATGGTACGAAGGTGAAAGTGGTCAAGTAGGAGATAAAATCAGCTTAGATGATTTCAGAGTCTATTTATATCATCCTAATAACAATAGAGAATTGTTATCTCCAAGAAATTATCAAGTTGTGCCATCAGATTTAATATTACGTAAAACTGGTGTAAATTGGTTTACTGTAAGTTATACATATGAAGAATATACTTTATATGATAAAGTAGCTGTAATGGTATATACTGGAGGACAAGAACATTTAAATAAAGATTTTGAAATGTTATACTTTGACCCAAATTTACACTCAGTTATTGATGTTACAGAAGAATTTGATGAAATATGTATGGTTGGAGATGCAAGATTTTTTAACTGGAACAAGATATTAGATTATATTATTGATACAATAAAATTTGGCCATTATAAACTTATTGCTCCAAAACTTACAGGATTGTCTGTAAGAAATGCAACCGAATGGTTTATTACATGTTTATATAAAAAAGCATTAAATGCTATGCTTATTAAAGAATTTGATCAAGAATAGGAGGATTGCTAAAATGGCAAAGACGAAAAAAGAAACTGTAGAAAAAGAAACTATTAATGTTACAAATATACAAGAAAAAGATTTATTAACTAAATTAAAAGAAAAAGCAGCTAAAGAAGCATTAGACAAATCAAAAGCAAGAGAAAAACAAATTAAAATATATTGTAAAACAACTACTCCATATTTAAGTGTTCCTAATATCAATAATAATGTTGCTGGATTTATACCACAAGGAACTATGCTTTATGTAGAAAAAGTAATTGATAGCTATCCAAATGGTACTTTTTATAAAATTCGTGAAGGTGTTTATCTAAATACCAAATGGGATTTTGAGATATTTGAATAAAATATAAGTAATTTAAAGGACTAATTAAAGTTTTAATTAGTCCTTTATCATTATATAATAATATCAGTAAACCTTTCTGATAGGAGTGCAAAAATGATAATAACATATGAAATCATTCTTACAATAGTTAATCTTACAAATGATCAAACTGAAACATTTCAAAAGAATTTTGATTATGAATTAGAAGGCTTATCTGATAAAGATTTATATGATAACTATCATAATATCGCTACTAAAGTACAAATGTTTACTTTATTTAAACGTGAAATTAACGATTATTGTGATAGTCATTTAATTACTGTTAATAATATTGATATAGACGAATTTAATATTAACTCATTAACTGATAGAGTTGATGTATATTTTGAACCAGGTGATGGTGATGACCCTAATCAAATATCACTTGAACCAAATATTAAATGCTATGTCTATCCAAAATATGATGAATTACAAGTACCTAATCTTATTGGAAAGGCTTATGACAATCATTCTATTATTTGGTCATGGGAAGATGATGGACAAGCTCATTATCTTGTTTCAGAAGCTATAGATATTAATACCGAAGAACATCAAGATAAAATCATTGCACAAATTCCTATTGGAACAAATACTTATGTTGAAGTTGGTCTTGAACCAGATACAGATTATACCAGACGTTTGATTGCTTATAATAGCGAACAAACATCTGGTCCTTCTCATGCTACGACAATAAGAACAGCTACATCTCCAATTGATCAATCACTTGAACAATATGAAATACCAAAAGTATATGATTATACTTCTGATGATACAGAAAGAGAAATAATTCAAGAAAACCTTGAGGCATTTCATTCTGGTATCGGTGATTATAATGACCTTAAAGTTTATAAGCAAATGGATGCTGATTTCTATCAAAAATTTAAGGCATATATACAATTAAGAGGAGCAAGAACACAAAGAGAAAAACGTTATGATTCAGTTGGATTTAATTATAAAGTTTGTCTTGAATCAATCGAAACAGTAGAAGAACAAAAGGGAGAAGTAACTTTTGATATTGACGTATATCCTATAGAAAAAGTTTCTATTAAGGATTATATGTATGCTTGTCAACCAGTAACTGTCTGTGCTCGTATGAGAGCAGATGTATTATTAAAGAAGCGCAATGATAATACTGAAGAAATAGTATGCCCTCTTGAAGAGCCAGTATGGGAAGAACAGACTAAAAGAATAGAAAATACTTTAGTACAAGAAGACGCCCCTCCATTTGATGGTGATTTAACTATTGTCTTGTCATTTGATATTTCTGGTTCTATGACAATGATAACAAATGGATTACGAAGATGGAACATAGTCAAAGATGCAGCTTTAAGATTAATAGACCAAATAGAAGGGTATTCAAAAGGAGGAGTACCTCTTGCTGGTAAAGTTAGATATTGTTTAACTTTCTGGGCAGAAGATGCAAAATCTGAAGTAGTACAAACAGCGGCCATAGCTAAACATGTTATTGAAAGTGTAAGATTTGATTTTAGTAGAGATGTTCAAGGAACAGTAACAGATTGGGGATGGACTCCTTGCAATAATGCAACTAATCATCAAGCTGGTTTAACTGACTGGATGACAGCTCAAAACATTTCTAATGCTGTAATAGAAATGTTTTATACTGATGGTTTTGCTAATACATATAACGGAAGATATGGAGCATATAATATAGTATATGCTAAAATTCCCTCTTTGACATATCAAACGTTATATCAATCAATACATTCATCATATGAAACTATAAAATCTCACAATGTTCCTATATATACATTATTTGGTGCTGATTATAATGTAGATTATGATGCATGGAGCAAACCAACTGCTATATGGAGACAAGGTATTCCAAATGCTGTTTGGGAAATGGACAAAGATATATATGATATTCATGTTCAACATGCAACAAAAATTGATAAATATGCTTATGCTCAATATACTGTTGATAATATTTTAAATTCCATGTGGAATGGTTTGAAAAAGTTAATTGATGATTATCAATCTGGCAATTCAGGTGAAAGCTATTATGTTGATGAATTTGGTAATAGAACAGATGATCCTTATGAAGAAGTTTTTGATGGTTGGGAGTTTGAAGGATGGAAAGACGCTGGAGAAGATATAACACTTACCGCAAACTGGAACATTGATGAATGTAAATGGGCCAGAGTATATATACCACCATTAAATGAAGACCCTTGGACTATTACTATTAACGATACTATGACTCCAATTGTATATGCTAGAAACGAACAAAGAGCTATTATTCCATCAGACTCAATTATTGGAGATAGAAATTTTGACCAAGCTGGTGTAATTAGACAAGGACCTATTAAAGTAGATAGTCGTTCTATTCAAGATATGATTCTTGCAGAAGTCAGAAATACTAATGAATGGAAATCTGGATATAATCAACTTGTAGAAGCATATTCTGATGAAGATAAAAAACAAGGACATTATATTATTCGTGGGTTAATTATAAAAGATACATATAAATATGCTGATGAAGATAAAATCCCAGATGTTTATTTTGGTGATGACGGTCTCGAAGATGGTTACGTTGGTTCAATAAATGTATATGCTGACATTAACAAATTAAATACTTCTAATTTTGGAGATGATGTATATGCTGTTGGGCCAGATAAATACGTATGGTTATCTGGATATACAGATGCAATTATTTATGATGGAGAAAGAATAGAATCATTTGAATTAAATGCAGCTAATAATGAACCTGGAATGAACGATCCAAATAATCATCAGACTGAAATATTATTATCTCCTTCAGAAGATTATAGAAAGTATTTATGGAATAGAAAGAAACGTATCAGTACAAATTTACATGATATTCAATATACTGGAACTAATAATGTTATTAGACATGCTCTTGATGTTGTAGATATGGATAATGACATTTATATTACAGGAACAGATAAATTAAAACGTACTGGTGATTGGGTATTATTTGTACCACCAGGAACTAATATTTCTGATACTAATAAAATTGTTCGTGGTGTTACATATCCTGTAATTGAACATTTAACACAAGATGTTATTGCTCATAATGATGAACATTATATATCTCCAATATTAAATTATAGATTTAATTATGAAGATCCAGACGCATATACTTCATATTATGAGTTATTACCAGATTGTGACCCATTTAGTCCTTATCTTAATATTGTATTTGTACATATATACTATGCTAGAAATATTTACATACAAGATGAAAATAAATTAAGTGGTGATAGCTCTGTCTATATTGAATCATTTGGCGATAATAATATAGCTACCAGATTTTCTCCATTTTATTTAAATTCAAGAGGTATTGAAGGGCAAACATATTTTAGGGATGAATATATTGATGACTATGTTTGGTTCCAAGCAAAACCTATGTATGAAACTAGACCATATTATGATGAAAAACCAAATCCAGGTATGGATAGTTTTTATGGAAATGTTAATGGTAGATATAGAGAAAACAATAAATCTGGTAAAAAAGATTTAAGAGTTGTTACGCCACAATTTAATTTACCTACAACTATAGATGCTGAGAATATAAAAATTTATATTATCATTACAGAATTTTATCCAGATACTGCATTAGTATCTTATGCTTGGGATCATCCGTCTAGCATTAAAGATAGTATTACTAACGTTAATGGAGATTATGTAACATTTAGCTCTGACAGTCTTACATATAAAGATGTTGTTTATAATGAACTATTACAAACAACAACAAGCAAACCTATCGAATTGTTTGATAGTAGAACAGTACCTAAGTATTTTGAATTAGATAAACCTTTATCTCGATATACTTATGACCATTACTATATCGAAGTTTTTTCTGATAATTCTGACGTACTTGCATTAAATTATCCTTCAGAAATAGTGTTTGATGAAAATAGTAAGGCAGAATTTGGAGTCAATTTTAAAGGAGTAGTTAATGCTACAACAAAATGGTCTCCTCATATTCATAATGGATATTATTACTTAAATCAGCATGAATACTATGCTTATTCAGAATTTAATGTAGAAGCAGACTTTGAAAAATATACAGAAGATAATTTTAAAACAATCAATGGCTATGCAACTATTGATGTAGATATTCTTCGTAAAGCTGGTAATCCAGAACATTATGACATCATGAAAAATACTCGTTCTGAATTATTACAGAACGAAAAAGAATTTACATGGGTTAATGGTAAAGGTTTAACTATTAAACCTAAAATAGATGGAGAATATTACAAAGAATATACTGCTCATGTATATGTTTCTCCAGTAATTATATTCCCTAACACACTTACTTCTGCTGGTGTTTTAAAAGTGGAATGTCATTTTGAAGATGGTTCTGAAATGCCTCCAATGCAAGTAAGAAGCTATAGTATAGAAAATGGTGCATGGTCAGAATGGACAAGTTTTGCTAATGATTCTGTTCCTAATGTTCCATTAAGCTGTGCTTATCAAGTACAGTTTACTGTAGCAGCAAGTACAACTAATAATCCCAAATCATTAGAAGATTATTTATGTTGTTATCTTGATTGGGTTGATGATGGAGATACTCCTAATCATACTAACTGTGTTACTATTACAGACCATTTACAAGCTGGTCCGTATGAATCAGATGGAATATTTAATTCTAAAATTATAGATTTTGGATGTGAAACTACTATTAGTTTAGACATTTTTGCGTCAAATCTTAAACATGATTGTACTTTATATATTGCAACTGAAAGTACAAATAAAGATAGATTATTACTAGAAAACATAATATGGACAAGAGCAGATAGCAATACTACTGTTACAACAAGATTTTTAAGATATAGAATCGTTATTCCTTATGGGGAAAAAGTATATTGGTTACATAAGAAAATAATAACTAAAGAAACAAGTGTATTATTACCTTACATCGAAGAAATCAGTATGTCTGGAGATTATGAACCAGTAGATACTTATGATACTTTCCAGGAAATACAATCATTTGAAATTACTACTGATGGTAATCAATATCAAGTATTTCCTTCTATATATGATATTATTTCTGGTGATGTACAAGCAAAAGGATTTACAGCAGATGAAATTCATTACGTAAGGATAAATTCAACTGAACATAACATACAATTACAATATGCTTCTGAAGTTTTAGATGAATTCCCTACGTTAGAAAACTTAAAAACACCTATTTATGCTACTGCTGATTTTGAAACAGAAATATCTGTAAAAAATACTCCTTTTATATATGCAACAGTAGACCCTCTTAAAAAGCTTGATGTTTTATTGATTACTAAAGGAACTCCTCAACAATATGCTCCTATTACAATGGAAGACACAAATGGTATTCCATATAAAGAAGTATTTGATGTTGACCCGGATACGTTAATAAAAACAGAAGACATAGAAATTCTTACTGAAGACGATAAACATTATATAAAACTTTCACGTAATGATTTTGATATTAAATCATTATCAATAACCTTAAACAATAATGAATTTACTAATTTTAGATTGGTTAATAATCTTATTATTTTTGACGAACAGCTGAACATAAACGACAAGATTCAAGTCAAATATAATATTTTAAATTCGTTCTATACTGAGATAGATTATGATAATGATAAAACTCAAATGACAATATATAGTGACTATGACTCAGAAATTATTAAACGTGAAGGCATAGAAACTTTAACACCAATAGTTACTGAATATACAATTACAGAAGGTCCTGTTCCTTTAGGACAGTTCTATATGAATGGTGTTAAACAAGCTATAAATAGAGAATATGTAGCTCCAGATTCTAACTGGAGATATGATACATCACTTAATGCAATACGTTATTTATATAACGTAGATGATTTCTCTATCATTGTTAACAATATGTCTCCAGTACATACATATAATATGTCAGTAGTAACATATTCAACAGATGCAGACCAAGATGTTATAGGTTTTGTTATTGGATACATAAAAGATTCAGATAACGTTTATCATACATTAAGCTACTTAATATCTCTTGCAGATGACTATTTATTTAATGGTAATAACACAGCTATTGTTCTTGATTATGCTAGAATAGGTGAATTTGTTGTAGCAAGTAAAAATGTATCACATGATGGATATATTAACTGGAATGACATGGTTAATGGAATTAAAATGTCTATTGTTAAAACAGAAGATGATATTCAATGTAAAATCTCGAACTGGGATGATTTAGAACATTGGAATGAAGATTCTAAATTAACAGCTCGTTTTGATTCTTCAGAAAGATTGAGAATATTCAATCAACCAGTATACTATGGTTTCTGTGTTCGTTCACAAAAAGATACTTACTTCTTAATTCCAGAAGTTACTGCTACAGTAAATAAAACTATTACTATTGAAGAACAGATTAAATCAATGACAGAAGAACAAATATCTGCTTTAAATCTTAAACATAGATATAAAGTATATTTTGAAACTAACAAAAATAATAATAAATTTATCGCATCTAATCTTAGTATGAATCCAGTGTATAGAACTGATTATAAAGGTTTTATATATCTTACAGATGAACATAACGAACCTTATACTATTAACATTTACAGAAATCCTAAATACATTAAAGCTGGTGGCTATGATAAGATAGATGTATCAATAGAATGTCTTGATTATGAAGGTAATCCTGTTATTTCTAAAGCTATCAATGTTGATTGTGATGCTGGCATTCTTAATTTTGATGATGATAATTCTAAGCATCTTACTGATATGAATGGCGTTATACACTTAATATATGAGTCTGCTATTGAAGCTTGTCACGATACTATTACAGCTAGTACAATAACAAGTGATGGTACAGTTATAGAGTCTTCTGTAGAGATTATTAACGAATAGGAGTAGTCAAATGTTTAAAGCGACAAAACCTTTCAAAGATACAGTGACAGGATATGATAAAGAACCCTCTCTCCGAATAGGAAAGAGGGTTCCTAAAAATGCTGTAAATCTTGCTTATTATTTTAATCCTACTGCTACTGATGCAGAAAAAATTCTTGCTAGTGACCCTCCAAGGCAAACTATAGACCATAGAATAGAAACACAGTGGATGACAGTAACAGATGTTGCTTCTGGTCCAAATGGAGAAGAACCATCTGCTGATTTATATTTTCCTAAATTTATTTATTATTCTGATGAAGAAGGATATTCTGGTCGTTTAGGACGACAAGATAGAACTATTCGTTGGTATCCAGAACGTCATGTTAATCAAAAACAAGTTAGTTATGATACTGTACAAATAGTATCCAAAAAAGGTGACGAAGATAAAGCAATAGAATATTCAGATGCTGATGGATATAAAGGAAACGTTTATCTTGATACTGTACATTATGAGCCTTATACCACAAGAGACGCTTCTATGGTACAAGAATTAGATTATACCATTAATGATTTTGAATTGAACTATCATGAAATATTTGGTACATATCTTAATTCAAATGATATGAACAATAGTCCATTTACTAATGTTCCTAATCCGATGTCGAATGAAGATTATTGTTGGCCTGCTCGTATCGAAATTACTCCTACTAAATTAAAATGTAGCGATGAAGGTCTACCTACTACTAATACTAATAACAGGATTGCAAACTTTATTAATAATCTTACTAATCAATGGGATGGAACAAATGAACAATTTATAAACGATCCAAATGTTGCAAGTTCTTCCAAACCAGTTGGGTTCTTATATTTTGATAAACTCGAATACGAACCTGTCAAATATGATGTAGAACCAAAGAATGGAACTATTTCCAAAGAAAGAAGAGTTCCGGATATACAAACTGATAGTTTCCCATGGCAAGTAAGACATGATTCTGACCAAAGCGATTACAGAAATACATTACCTACATTTGATAGGAATGTAAAAATTGCTGGTATGAAGCCAAAAACATCATATCTTGCAGATATGGGTGTTGGTTATGATGAAATAGAAGATTTTATAACTATGCTTCAAAGCACTACGGGTTCGTATCAAGTAGTAATAAATATTCTTCAAGATGCTATAGACAAAGGAAAAGATATAGCTATTTGGCTTTCTGATTTAACATTTGTTGTTAAAGATAAAAGCATAGATATGCTTAGAGATGGTAATATTTTTGAAGGAAATACAGAAAATGAAATCCATGAAGAACTAGAACCTTCTCCATGTCATTTTACCGTTGGATATAAATACGTTATATCTGATAAAGGTACAGAAGGCACTATGCTTTACAATATTACTGCAAACTATCATAGTATTTGGTTGGAAGAAAGAGGTCATGAATCTGTTACAAGAACAATTACTACAAGAAAAGAAGAGTCTACTAGCTATAAAGCACATTGTCATTATTCTGGTTTAGTAGATAAAAACTGGGTTGATTACGATGGAATAGCTTTTTATATGGGTTCAGTAACAAAAGGTAATTCTATTGGAAATCAAAATGCTAGTGATGATAATGAAATATTAATGTTCCCAGACCAAGATGGTTATTTACGTCAAATAGTAGAAAGTTTAAAAACAGAAACAGATTCTAATAACCGTCCTGTTTATTCAACAGAATACAGAAGTTATTACAGAATAGAAGCAGATACAGTATATGTTACTGATATGTTTAAAGACGGTGAAGGATGCTTTTATAAATATAGATTAAAGCAGCCAATATATGATTATCGTGGTCCAGATGAAAATGGCATATATAAAGGTGATGCAGTACAAATTTATACAAGTACATTAAAAGATGTTCCGTCTAACTATAAACATAATATGAAACTTTCTGTAGCTGAATACCAAGACCAAACGTCTTATGACCAATACAATAACCCTACTGTTGAACAAGTTCCTAAATGTTATTATGCAGATTTATTTACTAACTTTATATCAAGTTCCACTGATACATTTAAAGTCGTTTATAATGGATTTAACGATATAGATGACGATAATAAAGTTATTAATAATGGAATAGAAGAAGATATCTATAACGCTCCATATATGGTTGATGGTATAGATTATCGTCTATGCAAAGCTAATCGTAAAACAAGATTAAGTTATATTCAGATACTTAATTATCAACCACTTAAGGATGAAAGATATAGAATAACATTTGAATGGGAAGTTGTAGCTACTAGTAAAACAAATAATAAAGTATTTTATAGTCAACGTAGACAATCTAGCATCCTAAATAAAGAATATTGTATTCCATGTGAATATAGTAACTTTGAAGGACGAGGTATGATCATTTCTCCTAAACTAAATGGAGATGTAATTCCTTGTTCTCCTAGAGAATTATGTTTGTACGATCAAGCTGGTTATCAATCTGCAAGTAATGATTATGAACCTGTAATATCTGATACTGATGAATCATTTATATATTCTGTCAGAATAACTAATATTAACAACCCTGGTTCTGTTAACATTAAATGTAATCCAGATGGTTCTGGTGTTATTACAGCAGAAACAACAGTTGATACAGGATTTTATGATCTCAATAGAATGTCTTATACTAAAAAGCTTGATATGGAAAATCCTTATTGGACAGATGGTCAATACATTTATAAAGGATATAAAGTTAAATGTATTGATTCAAGAGATATCAAAGTAAAAGCACCTAGAGAAGAAAGATTACTAGACTCTTGGTATCCAATGATACAATTTGGGCATTTTAAAAGAGA